GAAGTGCTTCGCCTTATCCTCCTTGTGACGGTTGGAGCGGCCTGTAGCCTGTACCAGAGCCAAAGCAACGCGGCTGGCATACCATTCAGGGTCACGCTGCATACGAGCCTTGACATAAGGGTCGAGGCAGGGGAATGGTACCTTGACGATAACCGAGAACCGCGACAGGTCGTCCTTCAGGTCGAGTCCTTCCGTCATGCTTGGGGAGAAGAGAACGGTAGGGTTCTCAGACTCAATATGACGACCAATTGCGATGTCGCGGTCACCGCTCGTGTGGGTAAGCACACGGTTGCGAGAACCCATACTGTCGGCCATGAACTTATTCACCTTATAACTATGGGTGTGAACGATGCCCTTATGAGCGGCGAACTTATCCATAATCTTACCAAGGAACTCAGCCACTTTTGGCATAGCAACATCAATCGAAGGTACCTGACCAGACTGCCAGCACTTGCGGCACCCAGCACCCTTACGGTTCTCACGGCCAGCATCCTCAGGGTTGGAGCACTCCGGGCAAGCAACTTTGGTGCTGGACATGTTCGCAATCGGCTTGATGAATACAGGACGATTTTCAATCGGAAAGTCACAGTCAATGCGGCAGGTTACGGCATCATTGGCGTCGATGCCAAGGTTACGCATAAAGAACTTGAAATCACCAATGGTGGCCGACATAATGATGACCTTTTCGGCCTTGCTAAACAGAATCTCATCAGCGAACAGAGTGGCCGTCAAGGGCTTGATGATGAGGCAACCAAACTCACTGCTGCCCTTGGTCTCATCAGTATAGGTAATCCAGTCGATGATGTTTTCAGCGGCGGAGTTTAGGAAGAGTACAAGCTTGCTTGTGAATCGGCGAAGGCTGTTCAACTTCTTACCCAACTTGGTAGCGGCTCCGGTACTCTTGTCTTCCTTGAGGTCTTCCAGTTCCGATGTCCACGTCATGATGAGAGCCTGTGCAGCAGGAACAAAGGTCTCTGCCACCCACTCCACACCTTTGGTGGTCTGTCCCGGCTTCACAACGGGCATGGACAAAAAGTCGATACCCACCTCCTCGCAACGAAAACGGTTAATGACAGTGTCGGCTTGCGAGAGAATCTGTCCTTCGGTGTTGTGCCCTTCATCAAGAATGAGCATTTTACGAGGTGAAAGCTGACCGGCGTGGGTGGTCTCACCCAAGTAGTAGGCGAAGTTAGTTACGCCGAGGGGGTTTTTCACAAACAACTTCTTGGCCTCTTTATATGGGCAGAAGGAGCACCCCTTCTTCCCCTCTTCATCCTCAGACTTTTCGGTACGGCAGAGCATCCCACCCGTTTCACAATCCACAAACTTTCCGGTCTCATCATCTACAAACTCAGTGCAGGTATAATTCGAACGACCCTTGAGTTCCTTGAGACCGATGGACTCAAAATCACCCATGTACTGAGCAGTCAAACTTTTCTGCGGGGAGAGGATGTAGGCACCGGCTTCAAAACCGGGGCGAACGGGTTGAGTCTTGGCGTGAGAGCCAGCAGCGATGGCGATACCGGACTTACCAGAGCCTGTCGGGGCTTCGATGATAATGAACTTCTTGTTCTCGCGGTATGCCTGTTCAATGGCCTGAAATGCCTGTTCCTGAGCGGGACGGACCACAGGGAACGGAAAGTGATCGCGGATGTCGGAGGATGAAGCTAGATTGAGGTTCTTAAGGCTTCTCAGAGTCTCAGCTTGCGCCGAGGGGAAGTCAACCTTATTCGGAAAACCAATTTGAACTAGCTCAGTCATTTCTTCTCTCCACCATTAGTATACCGAAAACTCCACAGTTTTAGCTAGTTTTTAGGAAAAATTTTACACAATCACACAGAAGCAATCGGATGTGCAAGAGAACCCTTGAAGTTGTTCTTTTTCCAACAGTTGCCTGTGTTCCACTGACATGAATTCAGACACAGTCTCGGCCATCTCCGCTACCTTAGCACGGAACACATCGTCAGACACCCGTCCGGGGTAGACCGATGACAAACCACGCAATTTGCTGGCATAGACAGTGCAGACATCGGTAGGGAGCCCACTGGAGGCGTTGTTAGAGCACTGAGCGAACAAGGCAACGGTTTCTTGTATACGCTGGAGGGGGTTGTCTACATGGTTGTAAAGACAAGTTAATCTCACCCACAACTTCTGACAATCACTTAGACTATCCCATTGAAACGCAGAGCGAGATGTGAGAATAAACATCACGTCATCATACATTCGTTCGATTTTGAGGAAGTGTTCGGCTTTCCTAAACTCTTCAGGCTCCATACACAAGAACCTTTCACGGCGAGATGCTTTCTCCCGTTGCACAAGGAAAAGAGAACAGGCCGCTGAACCAGCATTGCCAATGCAGCAAAGATGAAGTTGAGCATAGGGTACAGCCGCAAGAGTCCGCTCTGTGAACCTTTTCCCTTGCTCGATCAATTCGCGGCGAAGGTCTGTGAAGTCACGCTGGGGCGTGTCCAATGATTCAATTTCAATCCTCATAGTCCTATAATACTAGGTTAATTTACTGATAAACCCACGTACTACCATTAAACAACACCATCAGGGTTGTAGAACTTGCCGGTGTTCCAGAACCAGCCGCTGTGCCACCCCAAGCAGGGCTACCTGAAGCATCTGAGATAACAGCCAATTGTCCTGCAACAGGCGAGACCGGGAGTGCCGAGTATAGCACAGGAGTTAAAACGACCTGATTAACTACCCTAGAGAGAGGGTAGGAGATGAAAGAGAATTGAACATAACTATTCGATGTCCCACCAACTTGATAGATAAAACCAAGCGGTTGAATCAAATTAGGGATAGTGGGTACAGCTAACTGAACTGAGCCGGGTTGTGTAGTGCTCAAATAAACGGTGGCTCCAACGTTGGCCGGAGCAAACCCAGTTGTAAACGGACAGCTAACGATCCCCTCAGTGGTGATAATGACTGTAGCATTCATAGCCGCACCTACTGACACAAACCCCATAGCGGGGGCATTATCTGTGGACAAAGCCGAAGCTAGTTTGGCGTATATAGTGGAGCCTGAATAATACAGACTTACCAATTGTCCCACTTGTAGAGCGACCGCAGCTTGAGCGATTACAGGAGTTGAACTGGTAAAAAAACTACCATCCAATGCCCCTTCAGCGTTAAGCAAAACAGGGGCGAAGGCATCCGCTGAACTCCCAGTGTATACGGAGACACCGGGGGTGATGTCAATCAGATTCGTGGTTTGATTAAAGATGCATAGCTTTGTAGACATTTATCGCGTCCTCGGGGGCCAGTGAACTCTTTTATTTTTCCATTCGGCTAACTCAGGAAACTGTTTGTCGGCATCAGTGTCATGCATCAAATTAGCCGGATTTGGAGGTGTCTCGTGATGGTCTCCGGGTTGAGCCGTGTCATCAATGTTCTTCTGATTCTCACGATTGGCAAGCTCTCCTGAACCCTCAAAAACCTCTCCGCTGATGTCATACCCATAGGCCGTTTTTCCTGTTAAACTGGAAAACCTGTTCTTAGAAGGACTACTCGCTGCACGTGTCAGGCTTTCTAAAACCCCATGAACCTTTGCCAAAGAATAGGACTGGAACAAAACGGCGGAGGAGAAATTTTCCGAGTTAGCGTACATTACAGAGATTTCGAAGTCATGACGTGCATTTTGCATATACCGCTTAACCATCGGCATCCAAGAAACTTGAGGGATAACATCCAACAGACTCAACACAAGTTCGCGGAGTTTAGGCTCTGTTTGTTTGAACAGAATAGAATCATGTTCTGGTGCCTTTAAACCCTCCCAAATCATGACGATGTCATTGTAAGTATCCCGAAGCCAATTAACATCCTGCGGCCATGTCTGTCCATCCTGAAGCAATTCATTACGAAACCTTGGCTTACTCTCCAGCGGGTGGACAGGCGAGGCGGCTAGTTTGGCAGGTTTCAATCTCATCGTAGGTTCCCTACAAGAGGAAATGAAAAGCCAAAATTTCACAGCTACCGGGTTTATAGTAGAGGCTGCTTGCTGATGAAGGTGTTTATCGAGTAGTTAATGTAGTAATTTTGTGCCCTTACTCGTGTGAGGGTGACCTTCCACAGGATGGAAGGCAGAGAGGCTGGGAAGCTCTGTTCCCAGCCTCTTTTTATATTTCAAATTCCGCGACCGCATACCTCGTCCACTTACGTTCCTTAGGGTACCCATGAGGGTTACACACTACTCGGGTTTCACCCAGCATGTAATCGCAAGTCAAGTGCGTATGACCATGCACCCACAGACGAGGCTTCTTATCCAAAATAAGCGGTGTCTCATCGGAAACAAAGAACCGATTGATGGGACTCTCGGCGTACATCCTGTTGGTACTCAAGTTTGAGGGAAGGTGATGAGACAACACAACTGTATCCGGGCGAATCAGTTTATTGCCGTTCTCACGAAACTCTGTGTTTTTCTGATACACCCAATCGTGAATATCCTCAATATACTTGAAGTCGTTCAATTGGTGCTCGTATATCTGGTTCAGCGGGTCGAATGGAAACCACATGGCTCCGCCGTAGAAATGAACACCATCAATCGTAGCTTCACTATTCTCCAACACAATGTAGTTATCCGGCAGAAGGTCGCGGATGAATTTCTCAACATCGGCACCCACCTTTGAACTGTAATATTCGTGGTTGCCAAAAGTGTAGAGCACCCATTTAGCTTTCTCGCCCAAGAAATCGAACACACGGCGGCACTCATTCCGCGTCTGATGAGCGGGGACTACGATGTCTCCGGGGAGGAAGAGGACATCCAAATCTGGAACGAAGGGGATGCGACCCAAGGCATCGAAAGGATTACCATAGTAGAACTCGGTGTGGCAATCCGAAATTAACTGGGCTTTCACTGTATACACTCCCGTTCCATATACTCGCCGTAGCACTCACCGCCCGGTTGATAGAGTGGAATCTCTGGCAGTAGCTTTGTGGGAGCCGACTTCACCTTCTTGACCGCTGCTTTCTTAGGGGATTTCGGCGGAGCCGCAGGAATTGGTGCAGCCCACAACTTCTCAAGAAGGGGTGTTGCCCGACGAATGAACTTCGCCCGGATACGCTTGCGGTGCTCTCTCCACTTCTTGAGACCGGCTTCGTTGTCTTTCCTGAGATAAGGTGCCCCGTACTTCGCCACATTCTTGTGGTGTTTTTCCAATATTTGTGAGGCTACTTGGTCGCCCAACTTCATGGCGAATCCTTTGGGAGTTGTATACTTCGTGCCATAATAGGTGACGGTCGTAAGTTTTTCGATTTTGATGTTCGACCACTCGTTGAAGAAGGCCATTAGCTCACCACCAGCTTACGGGACGGTATCACCATAGGAAGGGCACCTTCAAATAGCCGCAACGCCTCCTTGGTGCCTTCAGGGCTCCGGGGGATGAAGTGCTCGTACGTACCCCAACCGTTGGGAGCATTGAACGCTTCGAACCGGGGACGGTCACCCTTCATCAAGGCAAGTCCGGTGGTGAGCGGCTCGATTAGTTCCTTAGCCTTGGTGATGCCAAGCCGCTCTGGACGCCATAGGTGCTGGTAGATGCCAGCTTCCATCGCCATCTTGTTCAAGTTGTGGGTGATGTTCTGGTCGAAGACTACATCGGTTTCGGCGGACTTGCCGGTGCCGTCGCAATCGGGGCAGTTCTTGCAACGTTCGCAGGGAACCTCACGAGGCTCACCCTGTACTAGCCCCACATCTAGGCTCATGTCGTACCTTCTTTCTTCAATACTCGTAATCCGCCGCCACATAACAACTCTTCTGATTGTTACCCCCGTCCACGCGGTTCACTCTTGAAAGGATAGCTGCCTTTAGGCCAACCTCCCCAATCAGGTACTCTTCTAATACTCAGAATTTGGTGTCGCCGATGGGAATCGAACCCACCATCATCTGATTGAAAGTCAGAGGTCCAGACCGATAGACGGCGGCGACAAACTTAAATCCGGGTGCCTTACGTTGACTCCTCGATACACGAAACTCATAACTTGGTGCCGGGGTAGGTATCGAAGCCTACAAACTCACAAAACCCGTTCGCATAAACGGGCATACTTTGTGATGCCTATGGATGCCTCCAGCGAATCTACCAATTCTTCCACCCGGCGTAGCTTGGTGCCCTCGGTAGGAATCGAACCTACGACTTCTTCCGTGTGAAGGAAGCACTCGTACCGCTGAGTTACGAGGGCGAAACTTATTCTCAAGGAGGGGCATCGAACCCCCATCTCCGCCACGAACGGGCGGTGTCCTTACCGCTTGTCACTCCGACATCAGAGGCTATTACTAGCTTGGTGCTGACGGAACCCAGTTACATGCTGCTCAGTATATCGACAGCGGAGCAACATTTACCCGTCATTGCTCTGCCATGTTAGACGACCTTGAAACTTGGTAGCCCTAGAGGGAGTCGAACCCTCATTCTCACCTTGAAAGGGTGCCTTCCTAGCCGTTAGAAGATAGGGCCATAAACTACCACCGATTACTTGGACGCGGAGACGAGGATTTAACTCGTGTCTCAACCTTTGCAGGGTCGCGCCTGATTCGCCTCGGCCACTCCGCATTAAAAACTCTTGCTTCTGCTGGCACACAGGCCGCACAAAGGTGCTTTGCCTCGTGCTTGAAACTCTGTCCCGACCCCGTCTCGAAAACTACAGTGAAGCCAATATCATCGAAGTGTGGGCACTCTGGTATACCTTCCAACTTGCAGAACTCCGATAGTTCATAAGCCATCACCATCGTGATCCTCAGGGTGGTAAGCATCCCACACTTTCAATACCGCAATCAAAACAAAAATACCAATCAAAACGAAAAAAGTTCCAACATCAACGTGCCCGGTGAAACCATACTCGGGAGTCCATGGTGCTTGCATAGTAGACCTCTACTATGCTTCTCATATTTGGTAGCCCTACGGGGTGTCGAACCCCGGTTGTCAGGTTGAGAACCTGCTTTCCTAACCGCTAGAAGATAGGGCCAAACTACAAACTAGTGACGAGTGAAGGATTCGAACCTTCGTTCCCGCCCTTCGCATAAAGCTACTAAGCGAGTTTTTAGGCCACTAAAGTAACCCGTCAAACTGGAGCCGAGGGGGCGTGGTTATCCGCCACGGGATTTCCCTTACTCGGCATAAACTCGATTAACTGCGTCCGTCTTCACTTTACTAGCCACCCGCCAAGGTCATGGTTGGGGAAGCAACTTTCGCTAGAGCTATCTTGGTGACCCCTACTCTTCCTTTCGGTACCATGGGTATGGGTCAGAGCCCATAAATCACCGCAGCCTTCACAGCGTGACAAAGCGACTTGCCACTTACGCACTAAGATACACCGTGTTCTGTAATCACACTATGCACTGTGAAACTTGGTGGATGTGACAGGAGTCGAGCTACACACCCAAAACCTCTTCTACCGCTTCATCAACGGTGGCGATGGCAATCACTTTGCCAGTTTCTGTCGTTCTCGGCCACCGTAGTTTACCTATGCATTCATCACCCTTATACACGCAGATACTGTACTTCCCGCTTCTCTCACCATCGTTCTCACATAGTGATAAAGTCGGGTCTTTCGAAATTGCAATTACTGCGTCAATAAAAGTCATTCACCCTCATCCACCAACTCAACCAAGAGTTGTATAGCTTCAATCTCGCGGTCTCCAACCTGTGAGACCTTACCTGTTACTGTGTCCGTGACCTTGAGCGGCCATTGCTTTGCCTTGATGTCGGCGATGCTGACAGTCGGACAGCTTACTAACGTGAACTCAGGTACACTATACTTCATTCAATCCACACTTCTCACAAAGGTCAGGGTCGTCTTCATCGCTGAGTGGTGCCTTACAACTCAAGCACCGCTTGTATGTGTCGGGCTCTTCCAACCCCGCGTACCACGGACTGCAAATACATTCACCCACACAAACATCGTTTTCGCAAACCGCGTTGAACTTCATCTCTTCCTAACTATTCATGCAACAGGTGGGATTCGAACCCACGGCGTCCATAACAATCCGCCAGCGATATAGGCCCTTAACCATGAGACGTGGAATGCTCTACCAACTGAGCTACCATTGCACAAACTTGGTGGACGCAGGGGACTTGGCACCCCATCGCTCGGCGTTACCACTATGGACGCCCACATTTCAATTCCTTAAGCCGAGTTCCGGACTTAACTTGGTGGAGCTATGGGGACTCGAACCCCACTGGATTCCTCATTGCGAATGAGGTGAACACCCCCGGCATTCCCTAGCCCCAAACTTTCGGGAGGAGAGGTTCTACGCATCTCACACGTTGAGAGCAAATCCCCTCTATCTCCCTGCATCTGTCAGACTGTCGTGTAGACACGGAGAGATTCGAACTCTCATTTCCCCTCGATAGGGGCGTCCTACCATTAGACGACGAGCCTCAGCCCGACAAACCCTTAACCCAAACACTTACCGAACTCTTTGCAACCCCGAGTAAAGCTGCGATTTGGGCTTTACAAATTCCTTGTTCAAACAACTCCTGCGCTTTCATTCGTTCAACCGCTTTTATATTTCTCAACCTTGCGGCGGCGGAGCCTATCGCTGATAATCCTCTTTGCTTTGCCATCTCCGATGACCCACGAGCGCCACTACGATTGAAATTGTTGCGAATCATATCCCGATAGTTAGCGTCTGTCTTCCAACGCTCCGCGCTGTTAGTCCTATTGGCCGCTCGAACCCTCCACCCTTGGTTGGGTTGCTGATTTATCCAGTCGAAGCCACCACTCCCACCTTGTCTCAGGTTGTAGCACAAAGGGTCGGCTCGATACGTTTCAATCAGTTCGTATTCTTTAGCAAATGCCTCCCCTGAGTTGTCGAAGATGAAGCACACGTTCTTTATGAACGACTGCTCACCGTGCTTACGAATCGCCGCCTTCAGAACCTTACCTGACCCAAGGTACCCGTCGTACGGGTTCTTGGTTTTGTGGACGCCGAAGTAATACTTTCCGTTCACCAAATTCTGTGTTCGATACACTGTGTAAAATATCATGAACCTATCAGCCTCTCAGGTTTCTGAGGACTTAACCTCTACTAAAGAGGTTGATAGTCACGAATGTGCGCCTTGTAGGAATCGAACCTACGGTCCCTTCCATGTCAAGGAAGTGCTCTAGCCGCTGAGCCAAAGGCGCAAAACTAGTTAGCGGCTGCAAGCGCGTCCGTCCTGCATTTAATCCCTAAACCTGAGGGAACCACACTTTAAAGTTGGCGGGGACGACGGGGCTCGAACCCGCGACCTCTACCGTGACAGGGTAGCGTTCTAACCAACTGAACTACATCCCCAACTTCAAACTGGCGGAGACGGCGAGGGTTGAACTCGTATATTCTTCCGTGACAGGGAAGCCCATTGCCATTATGGTACGTCTCCTCAAGGGTGTGTTCCGCAGCTTTTAGTTCTCACTGCAAGCCCTAAGCCCGTGCGCCTTTGTGCGGTACGACGTTAGGTGCTACCCTTTGAAACTTGGCGGGGCTGATGGGACTCTAACCCACGATAGACGGCTCGACAAGCCGCTGCATTAGACGCTATGCTACAACCCCTTGGTGGACGTGTCGTGCCGCTTACGCTGTCATTTAACGACCGGGTACCTCATCTCTCTAATTACGAGTGTGCTGTTCAACTGCACACACCCATACGATTTGAGCTACCACAACAGTGTCGTTCAGTAGAGCCATTTGGCTGGATTGTTCATACCCGAAGGGAACTCTCCGGCATCACATCCTCTACTAAAATTTGGTGGACCTAGAGGGGATTGAACCCTCGACTTCTTCCATGCCATGGAAGCACTCTCCCACTGAGTTACAGGCCCCTAAAACATCAAAACCTTTTGCCACTGTTCAGCATATTTATCCTTTCTAATACCGAGGGCTCCGTCAACAGCAGACGTAAATTCTCATTCGGCTGTGTTGGCCTTTCCAACATTGCAACAAACTCTTGCCACTGCTCAGGACTGAGGCGAATGTTGTTCTCTTCACCAGCCAGTCGGGTATGAACGCTTCTCATGTCGGCATCGAAGTTAATCTTCATCGCTCTCCTTTCAAATTGGAGGCGATGATGGGATTCGAACCCATGCATAACGGTTTTGCAGACCGCCGCGTTAACCACTTCGCCACATCGCCTATAACACCAACAAAACTTGGAGCGGATAGTCAGATTTGAACTGACGGTGACAGGGTGGAAGCCTGTTGCCTTACCGCTTGGCTATACCCGCTTTGAATCAGAGATATTTTCGTACCTCCAGTGGTCCGAATCGGTAGCTCTCATATGAGCTACATCCCCACATAAGAGAACTGTTCAATCGGAAGGTCTTTCCAAAAGACCAACTCCGCCACCAGAAATAGTACCTCCACATATCTCCTCAATTTCTCGACGCCTCTCCGCCGTGCCACACCACTTTAGTCCGCAGGACTCGGTAGGTGTCACCCCGCTTAAAACTCTGCACTAGACTTATAGCCGGAGTTCTGTCCAGAGGGTTACCCCTCCTGTACAATCATTCGTCTCGGCCAGCCGTTACCGTCTGGCTCTAGCCCCCAACCCGCCGATTCATAACGGTACGAGCAGTACCTGTCGGCCTATTTGAGGTTGCACCGCGTAGAGATTGCCCGTTTCACCCGAATTTAATCGGCTCGTCTCTGTTGCTCTAATCGTCACACTCAACATCGGACGGGTTGTTCCCATAGGGTTGGTGGAAATCAACCAGACGTATAGCTGCGTCCCCTTACGCTACGTCCCCGAACAAGTGTGCTAGGGTGTTACCCTATACGCTGCTCTGTGGTGCTCCGAACTTCCTCGAAGTGGTATTGCGCCACGTCGCGATTGTCCAGTCTAGTGCATACTTAATGAAACCGAGGCCGAAGCTGTTACTGTACTGCCGACGTGCGCTGTACTGCCACGCTACGAAGGTAAGCACGCATCTCGTCCGAGAACTCATTGAACATCTCACCCTTATCCAACCAGTGCAAAATGGTCTCCCAGTTCTCTTCCTCAGGCGTCCACTGACCCTCCAAGCCGTAGCAAGAGCAGTGACCGCCACTTACTGAGAACAGCTTCCCGTCCTTCTCGAACAGAACGAATGCCGAACCCGAATAGTCCTCGTAGCTATACACCGCTGCGTAGACCAACGCATCCTTCAATTCATCCTGACCAATATTGAACTGGTCGCATACATCCTCAACGCTGCCGAACCTATCTACAAATACTTCCATCGTTTTCTCCTTGTGGTACAAACCATCGAGAGAAACGGTGAGGTAATTGTTCGACCTCGGTTTCAAATTTGGTGGACCGTCAGAGATTTGAACTCTGCTGATATTCTGTGTGCAAGACAGATAAACACTCCTAGCATTTCCACGGCCCAATATTGTCAAACATCATGTAATCACCGGCTGGCCGGGATTAAAAATCTTGGTGGCTTTGGCTCACGCCGGGGCACCACCCGCGCCCCTCGAAGTAAACTTACCCAGTCTTGTGGACTGGAGTCTTGCTCCAGAGCTTGGAGCGGCTGGTGGGATTCGAACCCACGACCTCTTCCTTGGCAAGGAAGCGTTCTACCACTGAACTACAGCCGCATATACTTCAATACTGCAAAAACCAAAACTTGGTGCTCCAAGTGGGACTCGAACCCACGATAGTCTGCTTGTAGGGCAGATGATTTAGCCGCTAATCTACCGGAGCAATCTTTACTGCAAAAACGAAAGGCCAGCCTTTTCGGCTGGCCTCGGTTTCGATTTCAGACTGGTTAGTTAGTCTTAATCTCTCCCGAGGCCATGGTATCCTCTCCCGCGCAACCGGCTTCAGCGGCTGCGACAGCTACGACTACGCCCACGACGCCAGTGTTCGGTGCGTCCATGGTGTTAATCGAAATGTTGGTACGGATAGTCATGGTGTTTGTCCTTCTGTTACATAATACGCAGAAAGTTGAAATTTGTGCAAGCTGTTTTTCATTTATTTTCACAGCTTATGTTTCAACCCACGCACCTGTACAAGGTGAAATTCCTCGGTGTGCTGCCTGTGTTGCACCACCCAAACTCGGCTTGACGTTAGTCTGGAACCGGACCATCGAACCCGGTATCTCCGAGGAACCCATAAACTGAGAGTACCACCACCCCGTTGTGGAAATCAACCCCCATGTGCCTTACGATAACCATCGGCTATCGAATTCAACAATGAAATGGATTGGCCTTTTGTCTCCACTTTCACTTTCCGGGTTCGAGGTTCCCGCCTGCAAACGATACTTCACCCTCGAATACCCCGCCAGTTGCTTCCCAAGAAGTATCACCTCATTCATAATACACAATTCAGAGGTGCTAACACAACCAAATTTGAAAACTCCCGAGGGAGGGACGGTTCAGTCAGGTTTATCTGTGCCGTCCAATCCTTCCCGAAACCCTTGCGGGTTTGCGTACCTGACGAATTAAATCCATAGTACACCAACGAGGAAGAAACCGCAACTACCTGCCATTTTTGATGACGTTTATCCATCCCTGTGTTTGCTCACTTACAGTAGGTGTGGGTTTTACCGTCTTGCGGGTTCGAGGCTTGGAAGTCTCGAACCGCTCGGTCTCCGCAGCGTACCGCACTAGAGCTTGCCGCAGATTCATAGCAGCCTCGTAACCCTCCAGTGCAGACTCACAGCCTTGGCACCGCCCTATAATGGCACCACGGCCATGTGCAGGGTTGTAGCGTGGGTGCTTGGGACACCGCAGTGTCAGTTTGCTCTTGGATACAGTCTTCAGCCGCAGCTTGGTGGCGTCGTCAAAGCAGAACTTCAACATGTCATCTCTCCTGTTGTTTGCAGTCGCAGTCTTCTTCGCAGGGTTCCATACTCAGTTGATACGCATCAATGGACTCCCGCACATCTTGTGTTCCCCAACAAATGTAGCTATGGGCTCCATTACCCAAGTGATGCCCCTCTTTGGCGAATAGCTCATACTCACCAGCACCAAGGTCCACCAGCGTGAACCCATACTTCATCGCCAGTTCAATAATCGTCAACTCGACCGGCGGACGCTTTGTGGTCGTCTTGGGTGTTGTCGGCTCCAGTGGAAAGTCAGCACCCCAAGCGAAAATCTGCTTGTACTTGCCGGGGTAGCGGCGATAGCGGGGGTGGTTCCGCATCTTGTCGTGGTCTACCCCACGAGTGTGGGCTAATTCGTGAGCAATGACAAAAGCAAAGTCCACCTTATCCGGGTTGTGTTTGCTTACCCGAACACACATGGAGTTTGACCGAAGCGTGGCGTACCCTGAGCTACTACCAGTACTATTGCGGGTGTATACTACCCGCACATGAAGAGCCGGGGCTCCCCGTTTACACAAGTCAGGCCGCTCATCCTTTGCCACATGTGCGATGAAGGCTTTGATATGGTCTGACCGCCAATGCGTTTTGTTGTTCAGTTCGATTCGCATGTCTTTATTATACACCCACAGGTGCCTTAAACCTCTGATTATACACGTTTTAAGGTAATGTTTATCGAACTCACCAACGTAAACCCTTTATTTTCAACAAAAAATTTTATCAAATTTTCCTCTTGACACGCTATTTTCCATTTTCGGTTATTATGACTGTATGAACACTAAATCGTCCCGCGAAGAGCGGTTTGCAGCTTGGACAGAGGAAATGATGAAGGCCGAGGCAACTGTCACGGCTGTGGTCAAAACGGTTGTAGACAAATACGACCCAGAACAGCTTTTGAAGATCGGTTGTCCTTCGGACGAGTATGATTCGGTATGTTCCATCATCGCGGGTGCGATTGTGCGGGAGGGGATGCATCAAATAACAAAGCAGGAGTTGGGAAACCTTATTGCCTTTGCATGGCAATATGAGTTCGGTCCATGGACAACACCTGTTCGTTATTACTCCGTGTTTTACACGATAGCCGAGGAGATTCACCCGTTGATTCCAGAGTATGACCTAAGAATCAACTCTCAGGTTCAGACTCTTCCATCTCCAGAATAATCTCAGTTTCATCCAAGCGGAGTCTTAGATAATCCTCATTGCATTGTTTTGCAAGGACACCAACACCCTCCACCATACCAAATTCGTGTGCTGAGATAAGAACTTCTCCACCAAATCGGTGAACAAAAACTGCGAGAAGTTGAAGTAATACCTCTTCTCGCAGTTCCTGTGGATTGACAATCTCAAAGCCGGGGTCACTCATCACGTAAACCTCTTGATGCTAAAGGGTCAGAAAGTTCAAGCGATGATTTTCTTAAGGCTACCTGCCGCCTGAGCTACACGGGCTGTCTCGCTTGGTGAAGCAACGATAAGGGGAGATATTTCAACCTCAACAAGAGCAATCTGATTACGTGGAAGAAGGGTGAATTTACCCCCCTCCTTCTTCAACATACCCACTTGAGAATATTGACCCATCATCTGATTGATGGCTGCTTCAGCCGCGTCAGCAGGACATTTAATGTCCTGCTCAACCACGGAGCCATCAAGTTTGGTTATAACGAAGTGTAGATTAGTTTCCATTCAATCCTCACTGGTTAATACTGGTTTTTAGTTAAACCAGTTCGCAAAACCCACCGGCACAGGCCAACGTCTCCTGAAGCTTGGTGTTGTCTTCCTCTTCGATGAGTTCCTTGTAGTCCACATCGACATACTCACGTTGAAGGTCACACCAATACTTCCAGTTGTGAACCTCCTTCAGGCAGTAGGTCATCTGCTTCCTGTCTCCCTCGAAATAGCGGTCAGCAAACTGACGAGCCCGACGAACCCAATCAGCTTTAGCCAAGCATTCCAGATAAGCCCTGCGGTCTTCGATAGTTTCGAAGTCAACATTCTCATCTGAAGTGGTAGCGATAGAATCACAATCCAAGGTGTTGACACCAGTAACGTAGTCACAAGCCAACCACAAGTTATCGTCAAACCGGGCAAGACCATCCACGATTAACCCTGATGCCATCAAAGAGCCGTCACCATACATCTTCACAATCTCAGCCGGGGTGTGAATAGCCACAAACGGAGCTTGTGGATAGTCAAGGTCTCCTGTGTTAGATAACAATGAAATACCAGCGAAATCCTCGCGGTGTCCATAGATGTATGCTTCCACCTCATCCCACTCGTTCGGCTTCACGTTGATCGTATTCGAAACGTTATGCCTCAAAAATGATTGAGCGCAGAGTTCATGATTACGCCCTGCGGCGACCCAGTTGTTTTGCGTCAAACTGACAAGCTCCAGTAACTTAAGCGCGGTTACATCCTTCTTCGTTCTTGCCCCCTCAGGGACTTCAATACAAAAGGAAATAATCTCGTCGGTACCATTTTTACTCCAGACACTTTTCTCAACCGCACGTGGGTTCCTCTGTTGAAAGAACTGAAGTGGGGCTTCAAGCATGTTGGCCTGTACACGACGGATATAACGCTTCGAGTGGTGAGCGTGAATACCTGAAGAAGTCCCAAGGATGCAGGACGTGGTCCCGGCTGGCTTAACACATGTGCAACGGGCGGCTTGACGAATACCAATTTTGGCGGCTATCTCCTTGTTGACTGCGACCACAAGTGCTGCCATCTCCCGTTGAATCTCTGGATCAAACAAAACCTCAGGACTGTCCATCATCCCTGTGATGGAAACACCTAGAAGAGCCTCACGACGCACAATATTCTCGGTGGTCACCCCAAGATATGAGAAGTCTGTGTAACCGGCCTGTGCAGTACCTATAATGGCAGCAGCACGAGCAGCAATAGCAAAGTCTTCCTTCGTCTTGCACTTCTTACCGTTAATCTCGCAAAGGTTGCAAAATGCCCACCCCGACAGGCCAGTGGTAAGGTCAACTGGAAACATCCCAATCTCACCACACGGGTTGTACATTATCTCGGTGGAGTCCGACCAGACAAATCCCGGTTCACCAAACTGACGTACCGACTCCATCAAATCATGAAAACTCTCCGGATTAGTAACACCTCGAACGAGCACGACTGAGTTGTTCGACCGACCACGCTGGGGGTTGGTGTAGTACCAATCTCCTGTTTTGGCCTTAATCATCAAATCATCGTTGGGTGAAAACAAACAGATGGTGGCAGAGCGACGAACCCCGCCGCTGAGCACAGCATCACTGGCGTGCATCATGATGTCATAAGCATCAATCGAACGAAGACGAGTCTGACCACTTGCTACACAGCGGTCAAGCAGTTCCCGAATAGCTTCAAGAGATTTCATCAACGGTTCGGAGCCGGGAGCCTTACCTACACCTGAGGATAGTTTCGAACCCTTTGAACGAATAAGGTCGAAGTTGAATTTCACTTCAAACCCCGCCCAGTCAGGAGAATCAGGATGAGGATGGTATGTGGCTAAGAGCACACCCAGAGCATCAGCCCAACCCTCAATGGAGTCAGGAATAACAAACTCACGAATAGGACGATTTACAAGGTTGGAATGGAAGTCAGGAAGTTTAGCGATATGGTGTTGCTGAACAGAGAAACCCACACCGGCTCCACAGAGAAGCAACCAAAAACCTTCTTGAAAAAACCGAAGCCGGTCACAATAAGAAACGGTGCAGTTATACACACGGGCGTGTTTACTGAGGGCTGGTGCTCCGGCGTATTGAAGTGCTCGTTGACTCCCAAGTACACGCTTTGCCTTGGATTGTTCAAAAGCCCAAGTTAGTTCATCAGTGATTTGGGGGTAGCGGGATAGGTGCATTTCTAGCACCCGGTCGATGGCTTCATTCCATGTATCTCTACGCTTCAAGTCAGAGTTGTAACGAGCGTATTTGGAATGAAAAGTGTAAGACTGAAGAGCCTTGATAGACATAGGTATGCGATGATTTCCTTAAAGGTTGAATGTCGGATTGTTTACCGCGACGTGGTGCGTAATTAGGGTTTGGAATTGAAGGACTCCACTTACTGGCGATTTCCTCTCATTATCCGATTTCGCAGTAAGACTGGAGTTTTGTACTCTATGCTTCACGGCTTAAATGGCTACTTTTCTCAATACCACTGATGTTTCTATTTTGTATAGAAAATCGAGGGTCTTACTCGATAGCTTTACAGTTGATACCCACACAGTTGTCCACAATTCGACGCCACACTGGCTCCCCCGTATTGTTGATAGCTTGGTTGTCGGTTTTGCACAGCCACGCTTGAAAACTTTCCTTGCTGCGGTGGTTGGTAGTTATTACAATTTGACCCTCAGTTTCATCAATTGCACAAATCAACTCAAACAGCTTGTTGGCTTTGAACTCTGTCAACCGGGATTTATCAATTTCCTCAATGACAACGCAAGAAGTTCGACCGAGTTGCTTGTTTTTCCGAATACGGTTGGGTGAAAGAGTGGGGGCATCTGCATCATCAGGGTGGTTCTGATAATCCAGCAGTGATTGAATGTATGTATCCCAGTTGATGTAATGAATCCAGAATGAATCAACATAAGTGTTGAACCCATACCTATCTTCGAGATGGTCATTCCAAGTGCGCTCCAATGCACTTCTAACCAAGGCGGTAGCGTAGGTAGTCTTTCCCGTGCCGGGAGCACCATAGAAAAAGTAACCCTTGTTCTGGTTGTCCCTCAAAAAGCGAATGATCCTCACTTGACGTTCTCTACTCATTTTGGAGTTGGAAGATGGCAGCAGTGATAACACGTTGGATTGCTGATACCGGCTAGGCAGAAGCCGTTTCAGGTAGTCTCTCTTCTCCTTCATCTTGACTTCGATAGGGCAGGGTTTATTTACAGTTTGGCGTCTTCCCGTGTCTTCTCCACCTTCAATCCATGTCTGAACCACAGGTATTTTACCCGTCCCTTTACAAAGGAAACACGGTTCTATGCCGAACATGATAGCATCGTAAGTTTTAGCAGAGATAGGATTATCAGGGTGATAAGGGCTCTCTACAGTGCGCCAGTAGGGGGCAGGAGGGTTGGGCTTGAAAGTACCCTGCTCCATCTCTTCGCGGATGCGTTCCAGTTCATCCTCGGCGTCTATCTTATCCTCTCGAAAAACATCTTCAAAATCGAGACCCTCATGGGGCTTAACTTCTTCAGTCATGACTAACCTTCCACCCTTTTTAATACCGCAGCGGCCTCAACATCTGAGGTAAATATGAAAAACTCGCAATCCCAAACAACTCCGGTGGATGCATGAAAGTAAGCCCCAAAATCAGCATAAGCACACAACCCTTTTTCGAAAAGAGAAGACACTCGGGCCTGACACGCCTTGTAATCAGCAGAGCCCACCATAAAACCATCGGCCTTTGTGTTACACCAGACATTAGCCGGGATGGACGAAACCCTTGTGTGTTTTTTGCCTTTCTGGTTAACCCTCCAAACTTTAATGAGACCAGAGGCGTGCTTAACTAAGGTCACCATCGGGTCATTGGCTTTCGCCAGATAATCCACGGAGGAGAATTTAGGATTATCGGAGGTGTTCTCCGTTACAGCCCACGTCATGAACTCTTTGAGTTCAGTAGGAGTGAGGCTGTGCTCTTTAAGTAAAGGGCGGATATATTTCACCCAAGGCATTAGGTTTGTTACTCCCATTAGTTGCTTGAAGTGAACAACACAGTCGGTAGCTTCCGGGTCTTTAGGCAAGTTCGTCATCTTCTTCCTCAATACTCAAATTACCTACCCTTTCCTGCTCAGTTTCGGTGAAGTTAGAATGTGATTCTAACTGTATATGTGACTGTGTATGTGTATGTATATGTGAAGGCATGGCTGGAGCATATGCTTGGACGATGCTCGTAGCAATGCTTGGAGCATCACCTGTAGCATCCTTACCCCATCTTGCTTTAGCGGCGTTTGATGCCTTCTCCGACGCCTTCTTAGAGCGTACCTTCTCCTTATCCACTCGCTTCTGATGCCACATACCCTCCCCATCTTGTTGAAAATACTCATCAAGAATTGCACCAACCACTTTTTCGGCTCTATCATTCCACAGTTTAGCAATCCTAATCAGGGTTGAAATGTTGTTGGGTAAGCATCCTCTTTTCCAGCAGTGGAGCATAAGCAGTAGGTATGCTCCACTGCTCTCCGCATCAAGGTGCATTGTGTCGGCCAGAAAATCGCCAATGTAAAACGGCATCCAGAAGTCTGCTGACTTATGCTCAGTAGCATCCGATTCGTTGGTAGTTTTCTTGCTCATATTCCAAGCTCTTCCTCAGTGAAATTCCCGAGTGTCTCGGGGGATTTATTGTCGCCAACCTGTTTAGTAACTCCGTCCTTCATATATTCAAACGCCCCGCTATTTGGGTTGAGCATCATTTTGATTGTGGGGGCGCGACGACCCTTACGTTGCTTAATCTGTTGAATTTCAATCTGGTCCCCCATTTTCATGTCGTCATCCGACCAGACAGAAAGACACAGGTCAAGATCATGTTGGAACTCAGAGACGGTAGAGATGGCATTCAAATCGTAACGAGCCTCCCCTTCCTCAGCCTTCTGAGCCTTCTTGTTGCCTTCACGGTTGACTTGAATAGGGGTAAGTACAACGAGCCCTTTGTTGCTATCAAACGAACGGGTAAGTCCTTGTACATCATGCACAAGCTTCTTTTGTGCTTGTTCACGGAATCGAGCATCACCCGGAGTATCCAAACGACCTATATAGTCAATGATGAGGATGTCATACTGGTTAGCTTTGTGGTTTTGATTGAGATGGTCAACAATACTATCCCAGTCGCGGAACTGCTGACAATCGAGGAGTCCCGGTAAATTCTTCCGAGTCTCAATGTCTTTCAATATCCGACTCAGGTTGGCTAAGTCTTGCGGTGTAATTTTGCTTTTTTCTCCATCCCAGTCATTTAGGGGTGGTAACTCAAAGTCATAATCAGGATGCGATTGGTGAAGGAACGCCATGAACTCCCAAATTTCTTGGGGGTTATGCTCTGTCGAGCAGTAAAGAATGTGCGCTCCCTGCTTGAGCCAGTTGTAGCAGATGAAGTTTGTCAGTGTGGTTTTACCATCACCTGACATACCCAATGCGGCAAGGAACCTCAAATTCTGCTTGCCTACCTTAACGCACTCATCTATATGTGGGAGGCCAATAGGGAATCGGTCACCTTTATTTTCCTTCAGCCGGTCAACCACTCCCTCGCGAATAGTTTGTGTCTTCTCATGGAGAATACCTGCGGGTGCGGGTATCTCAGGGGTGAAGTCTTGGGCAAGCTGTCCACGCAGCCATGAGATGGCAGCATCTGGTCCTGACTCTTTTAACTTGTCAGGGGTCTCATTACCATTGGCAATCCCACCAGCCACTTTACATTGATTTGCAATCCATCTTTTTCGGGCGGTTGCAAGTAAGGTATCAAACAATAGGTTATTATCCAGAGTAAGGTCTTCACTCTCTGACGTATATTCGGCCAACTGGGTTATGTTATCGTTGAGCCCCTCAATTTGTTTGAACTCTTTTATCTGGTCTGTGTTGTGGGTTACGTAATAGAGTAGAGCGCCTACACTTCCCGGAGAACGTTGCCGCTTCTGATAGTGTAGTATAACTGCTCGAAATGTAGGAAGGTTTACAGTCTCATCCCTATCACCATCTACCCAACGTCGGGCTATCCATAGAAAGGCCGACTTATTTTGCAGGTAAAAGGAGTATAGGTCTTTGGTGCAGAGACGATACACCATCTCAGTGAGGTAGGCTGGCATTGTTAATCCCCATTCATAGTCTCTCTTCCCCATCTTCATTGAAAAGAGAGGTAGGCAGTGATGGGGTAGCTGCCTACCATAGTGTTACGTCGGGGTGTACGTGCCCGAATAACCCTTAATACTCGGTTCGTGCGGTGACAGCGATTTTAGAGAAAGCGGCTTTTCGTTCATTCGATGTATGGAACAGTTAGAACAGGTTGAAGTTAAGCTTCTAAACTATACCTTTCAGTTCAAAAAAATGAGATGGCGTGAGCACGCCGCCATTAAGTTTGAGAAGGGTAAAGACCCCCAGCGAATTCTGTTGGCTCACGCTTTGTTGACGGTCTCCGGGATTAAGCCTAGTTTTGAAGAAGCTATGCGTGTGATGGCAGCAATCCCGGCTCCTTACGTGGACCGAGTGTTCAAGGTTTGGCGGAGCTCTTTCCCTCCGGCCCGGAAGTTTACTACATCCATGTTGTATTGTGCCCCGGAGCCTGTTCAATATAGTAAACAGGTTGAATTGGATGAGGGTGAAGAGGATGTGGTTCATGATAGGTCGATGCAAGAGATGGAGTCTAAGTTTGGGTCTCAGGAGTTAGCTGAGACCCGTGAGTTAGAACAGAGAATCCTACTCGCCGCCCAACGTAAAGAGGGTGGTTACCGTGGGGCAGTTAGAGCCACCGAGGATAAGAATGGTAAGTAAAAACCAACTCAGGAATGCAGCTAAGCAAAACCCCAACATCCCATCGGGTGTAGACCTGATGCGGAAAATCAATGAGGGGGTGTCTCAGAAGACTCCTAGTGAATACATCCAGACCGTCCGCACCTCTATTGTTGATAACTGTGATGAGCTTCTTGAGGTAGGAGCCCGTATCCGGCCTATGTTGGTTGAAGGTAAGCAGATTGGGTGGGTAAGAGGTATTCATCATACAGAACGTCGTAGGTTGTCCCGATGGTTGTTCGATTCAAACGAGTATCTCGTGACAGTTCTTACTCTGGCTACAACTCTTACTCGACCAGAGATAGAGGATTTAAGCCCATTGGAGTTCCGCAATCTGATTATGTTAGTTCAGAAAATGTCTGATTACGACATTTCTCTTTTCCCCTATATATCAGCGTTCACCAGTACATTTGTCTCCGAGAACCTGTGGCATGGTCAAGGAACACGTCTTACATCGTTTGAGAATCGAGTTATTGACCTCCCTGATGGGAACACTATGAAGATTCTAGTGCCTTCGGATCACGCTCGACTGTGGGCTTCTTTGTGTGTCTACCGGGAGCAAGCAAAGGTGCGATTGGATGCAAGCTGGAACGCCGTCTTGCAGGTTCGTCCTATGGCAGGAAAGAGTGTAGACCCCTTGGCGGCAGAGTTGAAAAAGACATCCCGGCAGCTTGCCGCGAATAGTATGGAACCATGGGAGAGCCTTGTCAAATCCCACGAGGCTACTGACCTCGATGATGGCTGGGCTCACGCGGAAAACTTGGAGACCCGTGAAGGTATGCTCAAGGAACTCCATGGTATGTTGGCGAACGACCGTCATGAGCAGCTTATGGCGAAGTTCGAGAAGCAGCAAATTGACGCAGCCGAGGAGCGTAGGAAGGCGATTGAAGCCATGTCTCGTCGTCGCGGTGGTCCGGGTATCAATGAAGAGACCATCCGGGTGGAGACAGATGCTGATGTACGTCAAAGGGAGAAAGACCTTAAAAAAGGTAGAATGGCTCCGGCTCCAATTGACCGCAGTAAGACGGAGACCACACCCAATCCGGTGGAGAGAATAAAGCGGTATCAGTGATTTTTATTTTAAGGACTTGAGGAACCTCAAGGTAGAGGAGTGATTTATGAAAATCAACACCACACGTTCGGTATCAAATGGCTTCGAGTTAGACCGGGACGACTCGATTCCCGGCCTACTCAAAGAACTTGATGCCTTCATTCATAATCCCGACGAGCATGAGCGGGTTATGGCCGCATTTGACCAACAACACTGCAAAAAGTACAGCGAGACTACAACCGCGACGGCCAAGGTCGAGGCCATTTGAGGTAATCATGACCATAACGTTCAATCATATAACCCCTCACGTCTCTATCCATCGTGTCATATTGATGGGTACAAACTTCAAGATTTGCTTGGTTGAATTGCTCTTGAATGCTTAATCGTTTTGGCTTGGGTTCCTTCGGTGGGTCAAATAAACGATGGCGGATATACCGTTGCAGGATGCCGACGATGAGGAAGGCGAAGAGCAGGGAGACATCCCCTTCCTTAGACATGTTCTTTATGATGAAATCGCCTTCGGCTGCGGCAATCACAATGGATATAATCCCACCGAAAACGGTGTACAAGGGAGCATAAAAGAAGGTGAAAATCGCGAGGACCGTAAAAGTCGGAACGAGGATTGAGGCCAGTGACAAGGGCTCCCCATTGCACAACTGGATTATTGGGTAGATAAGACCGAGGGTGACAACGAGGACAAGAAAAAGGACACCCTTAACACCATCAATAACAAATTGAACAGGGGTCAACACCGTGTTCATGGTTTCGTAGTACGCATTTTGTGGGTTTTGGTTTTCCATGGACTCCTCCACTCACAGTATACCAACAACACATAAGTTTTAGCTAGTTTTTAGGAACTATTTCATCTAATAGGAGCTTTTATGGAAGACAACGTTTATGTATTACCCTCTGAGAAGATTGAGACCGCTGTTCCAACAGCCACTCCAACAGCCACTATACCAGTTAACAAACCCACTTCTATCGAAGATATTATCGCCGGTCTAAGGGGGTTTGGGGTTGAGGAAAATGAAGAGATTTTGACTTTTACCAGTCGGACAGGTAGAAACGTTAGGCTTCGCATCACTAATATGCCTACCGATGAAGAACTTAACGCTCTCGTATCCGCTGAAGAATTTAAGGGATACGCATGGGTTCAACGCATTCGAGTGGAAATACTCTCTCGTTCCATATCTTGGATTGATGGGGTAGATATTCGAAGCCTTCGGGAGCAAAAGGCGGCTATTACCGACGTAGATGGTGTTAAGCGTGATGTTCAAATAGTTCTCCGCAATGTCATCTTAGGTTGGGGGCAAGAACTGGTGCAGACTCTTTGGAAGATTGCCATGGTTCACTCTGACAAGATCGAAAAACGGTATCAGGCGGAATTCCCGGACTCTACCATTATGACTGAAGTTGAACGTCGATTTATGGAGACAGTGATGCGGGAGATTGAAGATACCAGCAAGGAAATAATTGAAGATTCAGTAAAACAAATGTTTGAAAAGGAAGAGTAACTAATGCCCGAAGACCTACCTGCTGACGATACAACAAGCACAGGAAGTGCTGCCCCCGGCGAAGCTGCGAATATTGGACAAGCCACAGCTTCTGTGGATGTTTCTGTTGCTGCCCTTCGGATGGCACAATCAGTGGATAAACTGGTTAATAGACTGGAGGAATTCTTTGAGTTTCAAAAAAAGGCATTTGAAGCAACAGCAACTAGTGCCGAAGATTTGGTGAACCATACAGGGAGTGTGAGGGATAACCTCAAGTCTATCATTGCAGCTTCGAAGAAGCTAAGTCAGAATATAAGCTTTGGACAGGCTACAAAAGAGGTTCAAAAGATGCGAAGCGAAGTTGAGCATCTTTTGAAGACCACTAAAGAAAATACGACAGAACACCGTAATCTTAGGCGTGTTCAAACTGATTTGATAGAAGGGGAAAGGCTACTTGAGAAGCATAAAGGGGAGTCAAATAAGTCATTAAAATCCGATGTGGAACTCGCTAAGCAACTTAAAACCATTATGCACTCGGTAGAAGATAGCACCGTTAAAATAACCAGCGCCTATAACACTGTAAAAACAGGAAAACTCAACCAAGCATTCATGAATATACATGATGTCATGGGTCGCGGTGGCGCTCGTGTTCATAATTTAAGGCGGACGGCACAACGAGCGCATGATGTGAAATTAGATCGAGAGGATAAGACTGCGGAGAAGAAAGCGCAGTGGGAGGATAACAAGAAAAACCTCATTAAAAAAATAAAGGAGAGACCTGACGCAGATGTCTTCTTCGATTGGGAGGGTAATTTTGATATGAAGAGGGCATTTAACCATCCAGAGACTAAAAAACTGATGATGGACACTATGCTTAGCGGCGGCAGTGAGGGGAAAGGACCAAGTAATTGGATTGATCGTAAAATTGCAGCACATGCAATGGGAGGTTTTGGGTTTACAAACCAAATGGCCGGTAAGTTAATGGAAGAGACCGGAGGTTCGGGTGCAGTGGGGGGTGTACTTGGGGGTGTACTTGGGGGTGCTGAAAGTTTGGGCGCTGGAGCTTTGACCAAACTAGCTGGTCCTATTGGTCTTGGCATTGCTGGTACGCTTGCTGTTAAGGACACCTTTGATGCGGTAGCTAAGCAGAGCCAAGAGATGGAGAAAAGTCTCGGTAAAGGGGGTATATTCACAGGTGAGCATGGTGGTCTTGAGGGGATGATGAATGCCAAAGACAACCTCAGGGCTTTTGGGTTAAACAGGTTTGGTGTCACTACAGAACGCAATATAGCCGTTGCTCAAGCTATGCAAGAGTCAGGAGTTAACATTTCCGGGCTTGCTAACAAAGGCACAGGTATGAGAGATAGCGGGGTGGGGGACATCGCAGAAATTGCTATGAAACAGGCTCGTGAACTGGGTTTGAGTGATGTTGAAGGAACGAAGCAGACTCTTAAAATGATGCAGAACTATAAGCTTACTTTGGATGGTACACAAACTTTTTTCAGGACTGTTGGAAAGGACATCACTGCTGCGGGGCTTTCAACAGGGAAATATCTGGAGTTACTTGATGATGTTACCGGGCAGTTCGATAGTATGGGTAAGTCTATTGAAACTGTAACAACTCTTTTACGTGCTATGGGCAACAGCGGGACTGAGGACGCCGATCAGTTGAAAGAGAACCTCACTTCGCTTATGGGTAAACCTCAGACTGATGAGCAGAGTCTATTTGGAATGTTCTCAATGTCGAACCCGGCTTTTCAGAGGTATGCTAAGAGTCAGCAAGACAACGCTGCCACACAAATTAAAAAGTATAAAGACACCATCGACCAAGCGTTGACTCACATGAATGCCCCACAAGGTGCTTCTGAAGAGATTTGGAAGGGGTTGGATTTAACAAAGACCAAAGATTTAGACACCGCTAAGTCTAGGTTTGATGAAATTAAAGAGAAAGTAGGGGGGGTATCTAATCCATTCACAACTGCTGTAGGCCCCAATCTTCTAAATGCAAAAAATGCAATGGCGACTGCTGAGGCGTCGAAGATGGGAAGGTTAAACGCCGCCACTATAGGGGGGGTCACAGATGATAATGCTCTTTCAAGAATGAACTCAACAATGAATGATTTGAACAATGTACTTGACACCGCAGGGACATCCACTGAAGAGCTTGTTACAAATTCTACAAAAGCATTAAACACAAATCCACTTCTACAAAAACAAGTGTCAGAGCCTTTAGGTTTAGACCCGCATAAGATGTTGCGGATAAGTGCGGCTGTGGGAGACATATCTGACTCTATCGTTAATGAGTTTTATAATGGGCTTTCGGCTTCCTCCACAGCGGGAATGGGTAAGGAGGCTATTGATGCCGAGTATGGAAAACAACTTACAGCCCTTGGTATACAATACAAGCCCGGTGAAGCCCAAAAGACGTATCAATCTATGGACAAAAATGTTTTGAAAGAGAAAAACCATGTGGCCTTGATGCAACGAGGGGCACTTACTGGAGCCGTCAGTGATTCAGTAATCACTAAAAGTCTTGACGATCATCATAAAGATTCAATAGAGACTGTGTTGAAGAACAACGCAGATTTGGCTATGGGGACAAGGACAACCAACGGGTACCTAGAGGGTATAGAAGATGCTTTAATCAATAAAGCAGGATGGCTACAAAAAATGTTCGACATCATGGATAGTCACTGGGGGTTAAAAGCGGATGTTAAAGGGACCGCTGCTGCAAAAGAGGCTGCGACCAGCAACCAAGCGATGTCGGATTCTGAGTTGTTAAATCAAATTGTCAATTCAATTAAGCCGGATGGATCAGGCACTAATTGGGATTGGGTTGATCCCGCAGCTAAGGGGGCGGCTAAAGGTAAATCGGCTTCATTTATTCAGCAACGTCTACAAGAACTTGAGCCTCTTGCAGCAGCCGGAAATTTAGGGGATCGAAAAAAAGAATACGACGAGTTCTTCGCCGCAAGAGCGGAAATGATGAACGACTTCAAATTACAGATGACTGGTCGGGGGGCTTTTGCCGGACTTTCGGCGGAACAAAGGGCTCAAGGAAACGCAGGGATCGGTTATGACAAAACCACAGGTAAGGTTATCTCTTTGGTAGGCCCTCCTGATGTGAAGCAAGCAGGAGACACTCCAGCAGCGACTAAAGTGAAATCACAAACCCCAACAGTTGGTAATGTCAACAGTGGCAACTCTACTACGACGACAAACAATACGCTTGTTGGTGGACAACAAGTTCAAGCGGCAACTCCCGGTGCAGGAAAAGCCAAAGAACAGAAAACTCAAACACCAGCACCGGCAGGGGCTCCTGTTCAGACTCCGCCACCTCATCTTTCTGGTAATTCAGGGGTCTCCGTTGGAGGTTGGTAATCTATGCCTAACTCATCAACAGTAACCAACTCGCAACAAACCGTGGTCTCCGCTGCGAATAACTGGAACGCGGCGAACCCCACCCGACCTCAAATCGACCCTAACATTTTGTTGGGGATCATGATGCAAGAGTCTGGAGGGAATCCAAATGCCATCAACTACAACTCTAATGGGAGTGTTGATTATGGTTTGATGCAGTTGAATACTGGCTCATTTCCTAACGCGGCGTCTTTAAGCCCCGGTGATAATGTCACCACAGGGACAGCTTATTTTGGGCAGTTGATGAATACCTTCAATGGAAATACCTATCAAGCCATCGCTGCATATAACTCAGGGGCGGGTAGCGTCATGAAGAACGGCATCACCAACCCTAAATATGTAGATGGAGTTCTTCAAAAGGCTGGAGGGGATTACAGCGGAGGCACTATTTATGATGGAACAAACTCCGGTGGCAACCCTTCGTGGGCCACACAACCAGTTACTGGTATGGCCGCTCAACCATTGAACAACAATACGCAGAATGTTGACCTAAATGCCTTGGTGCCACAGATCGTAATCCAAGAAGGGCTGGACAACACACCGTGGTACGACGACTATGGTCTGATAACGGGAAATCCAAGGCTTCGCGCTGAAGTACAACCCGTAAGTTTTCAAGTCATACTGCATGACAACAAAAGCTTTCTACTCTCATCCAAAGGGGAAACAGGAAACCCAATTCAGATTCAGTTGAACGCTTCCATGAAGAGTGTTAACTGGTCAATGAAACATATTTACCATCACCAACGCACTCGTACGGCTCACCATATTACGATGTGGGGTATGCAAGCTGACCTCATTGAGGGGCAATGCACGACTGGAGTCTTTATGAACCAGTTTGGTTTAACCGACTACTACAGCACCCGCACTATCAATGATGGTTTGAAGAAGTTGATTACCAGTGGTCAAGCGTTCGATGATGTCATGAATAATGCAGCCAAAGGAAACCCCTTCTTCACTCAGACGGATGCTTTTCGTGTAGCGGCACAGGATGCCTTCATGGAGTTTTTAGCTCTTTTCAAAATGAATGGGTCGGTTTGGTTTTGGAATAATGTGTACACAGATGACTTAGGCAACTCACGCGATTGGACAGGAATACAGGCTTGGTCGCCCACGCTTGGTATGAGTTCCGCCCAAAAAAATGGAAGGAACAATGACGTACTCACTCGCGGCGGTGTGCTCATGTCCTATCGCAACTTTGTGTATCAAGGTTACTTTAAGACCCTTCAGTGGACGATAGACGCACGCAATCCTTTCAAATGGGACTTCTCATTTACATTTCAGGTGGAGAAAACGGTAGGTCAGCAATTCATTCCTGACAGGTAAATTATGACAACATCTAACACAACCACGCCTATCGGACCTTTTTCGGAGAATAGCCCCTCTCCGACGATTACCCCCACTACGCCTGCCTCTCAAACGCCGGTAAATGCTACATCCACCAATCCGAATAGTCGTGGGGTCAATGACCTTAGTGACATCCGTCCAACGCCAAATCTTTCACCGCTACCAACTCGTGCGGAAAAGCGGTTAATCCCTACAATGGTGGATGCAACACAGATTCAACAGAATTTTTTCACCTCATCGGGAGGGCAACTTGCACAAGCTCTCGGATTGCACCCACAGAATACAGTTCATGACACCGACTTTTACACCTACGCAAAGTCGGAAGCTCGACGGTTACAAAATGGTGTGGATTACATTAAGATTCGTATCCCTCATCGTGGTGTTCTTTCTAGTTCTCAGCTACCAGACACTAGTCAAGCAGCGGAGTTTAGGTTCTTAACTAACCCCTCCACGCTGACGGTCAATCGTCAAACTGTGGACTCTCAGTCCATGACTCGTGGCGGCTGGCAGTTTGGTGTGTGGGGTGAGGATACTTTCTTGGTTTCGATGCAAGGCACATCGGCGGGTTCATATTTCTCTCTCGGTACGACTGACGAGTTCTCTTATTATGCTGTGTCATATCGTAATCTTATGCAGCTTCAAGAGGTTTTTGAGAATAATGGGTATTGGTTTGAGGGGGAGGAATACAACGAGGGGCCTTTGGCAGCGGACTATCTCCGTCGTCGCATTCGTATGCACCAAGATGTTGAGTTGTGGTGTGGGAATTTTATATGGTCGGGGATGTTTGATAGCTTTACCATCTCACAAGACGCTACTCAACCTTTCATGTTGACTTTTTCATTGAGTTTTTTCGTTTGGAAAGAAAGGTACCGCACTACATCCCCTTATCAAAACAGCATTGCGAACAACATAGAGCGTGGGCATAGCTATAGTGCAATAGAGGGTCAAACCGATACAACCCAAACCAACAATGCCTTGGCTCAATTCTCTTCTCCATCAACAGCGACTCAGGCACAGCTTTCGAGCGGCCAGTCTGCTGGTGTTGGTCTTACGCTTGGAAGCGATGGACGCTACTATCCTCCTTCAAGCATCGTAAACGGGAACATGGTCGGGCCACCAGCCACCAATCAACCCTATGGGGGTTCTCCAGCCATCGCTGCTTCTATCTCTGAAGACTTATCCCCAAACGTCCCAACTACTGTGACAGACATCATGGGTGTCGGACCAATGAATGATTTGATGTTTCCTCAGAAGAGCCCACTGTTTTAATAGGAAGAATCTATGGCTAATCAACAGACGACAACTTCAAACTCTCCTTCCACTCAAGGGATGATTCGCAACATCAATCAGACCGTTCAAGAGCGGGAAATAATTAAGACCTGCCCCGACCTTATTGTGTATTTGGATGGGAAGACATATCTGCTTAATCCATATATTACGAACACCACCGCGAACCAGCCATACACGTTCGTCAGCTTCAATGATTATGTACAGAATTTTTCTTCTTCTTACGACGTGGATAATCTAGTCCCTTCAGCGAATTTTACCTTGCAGGTACCAAACTTTTCGAAATACCTTTTTCAATCACCGGGGGGTAACAACCTCATCGACACCATGATGGAGGTTCAGGTGTTTGCTAAGGGCTACTTCCTGTCAGGTGATGGTGGGAATACCATTTACTACAGGGTATTCAAGGGAGTCACTTCCCATGTGTCACACACTGACAATGGTATGTTCTTGGAAATTTCAATTCAATGCTTGGGGGTTCTGCACCTACTGGAACACATGTATGTTGACCTCAATCCTTCTTTGATGTCTAACTCGGAACGTCCAGTCACACCGATGACAAGCAACCAATCTCACATGAACCCATATGAGATGCTTGCCGCAGAATTCCAGCAAGATATTTCATTCGAAGGGTTTGAATTGAACTCTATCCAGCAGGGTATTACGACCGGGGGGAGTGATTGGAAGGACGCAGTTCAAGCAGGATTCTGCAACAAGTGGCAACCTATTTTGGTTAACATTCGAAAGGAAGTTCACATCACTGGGTACAGCATGGGGTCTGTTTTGCCAGCGGCTACAACTACAATCACTAACACACCATCCGACGCGCAGGGATCAAACGATCCTCGGATGCAAGCTGCAAGGATACTCCAAAATTCAATTCTGGCTCAAAATGCGCCTAACCCGGATTACTATGTGGACGTGATTAGAAGGTACCACCCCGACATGTCCATTGGCTCCATTCAACTAGTCAATGGTCGTATTGTGTCCAGATTGGAAAGGATACGAACCATTGTGCAGTTGATTGGGTTTGAGGGATTTCAAGACCTCGATGGCACCATTATTTTCAAACCACCGCTATACAACTTGGACGTGACAAATATTGGTACATCCACCACACCCACCACTAGTGGTAGCAGCACCACACCAACATCAGCTAACCTGACGGATGCGAACAACCCATTCATCATTCATTTGAGTGAGATTGAGTCGGAATCAGAGGCTGAGGATCAGCAAGCCATCAAGGCCACTCGTATGACAGTTCAACCATCGGTTCAATCCAGTCAGAAATTCATATCTGATTCGACAACGGCTGTTTGGCGTCCTACATCCACTCATATCGACATCCCTAAGATGGCTAAGTTTGGCCTTCGCGAGGAGCCAGCACGTACCGTTGGTTGGTTGAGTCTAAATGATAAAGTTGCTGCGTACGCTTACGCTGTAAGTGAATTGAATCGTGCTAATCGTGGATGGAGAACTTACAATTTAACAATCCCTCTCCGCCCGGAATTGAAACTTGGTTTTCCAGTGTACCTGCCTCATAAAGATATGTATGGATACATCAAGACCATCAGCATTTCTTACTCCTATGGGGGCGCGGCCACGATGACCCTAATGCTGGACACCCTACGTAAGCGCCCAGTGTTTCCTTCAGTGAAGACGAATGTTACCAATCAACAGAACACAATATACACCAACCCACCTGTGGTTTATACCACCCAGCCAAACCTTGTTATGGAATGGACAGAAGCACCGAACAGCACCAGCACATCAACAGCGTCCACTGATCCTTTCACACCTTCCATGCCCACACTTCCATCGTCTAGTCCTGCGGTGACTGCCGATGGGCTTCCTTCAGCTAATTATGCTGTCAATCTTTTGAATGTTCCAGTCACTCAGCTACAACCTCAAGCTAAACCCATCTATGCGGAGGATATGGAGGTTGTCTCGGCACGTAGGTCACAGTATGGCACCTCATGGGCGACTCGGGCGGACACTAGAACCAAGAGCTTTCGTGTACAGAATGATGTCTCTACCGCAGCGGATACTACCCTTGGAAAAAATGGAAATGGTCAGGCAGTCCAAACAGGGAACCCCTTCTTCTCTTCGGCCAACTGGCATGATCCACCCCCCTCTAACTCCGCCCCTTCAACAACCGGGTCATCCCCAAACACTACGAGCGGCAGCACGTCGGGCACTACACCGTCATCGACCAACACCAATACCAGCAATGGTGGGGTGAACATGACATATTTACAGAAAATAATTTCTTGTCAGCCTTATACGGATGAGGGTGGATACGAACTTATCACCCCCTTTCCATGGGGGCGTTGGAAGAGCCTTAAAGAGGCTTTGTATGAGACGCATTACGGGTTACTGACAACCAATGCAACCTCACAGGAAACTCAGCAGATAACTGGAACCAACGTGTTTCTATTTGCTGGTGTCAGCACCCCAAGCACTGACAGTTCATCGAGTTTGCAGAACCAATTAACTGCTCTCAACAACATATCGAATCAGGTGTCATCGTCGGTTTCTTTTGAAATCATCACCCCTAAACCGGGTCAGCAGCAACCCAATATTCTGTCGAATCAACAACCCGATAGTTTCCTTTTCTCAACGGTGGCTCAGAACACTGAGAATGCTACCAACACGTTTCTTATTGGGAACATCCCACCTCAGCCGGGGAGTTCTCTTGCATTGGCTACAAATATTGCGGATAGTGATTCCACTAACACAGCAGATGGTAGTTCGACACCATCAGGGGTTGGTTCCACACCACAATCGACAAGAACCATACAGAACAACCCTAATGTAGTCGGCACAACAGCAACCAAGCCTACAACTCAAAATCAGGCGTTTATCAGTAAACTAATCAATTCGAACACAGCAACACAGTAATAGGTATATATGGCGCAACTGGTTAACAACAACTCCGAGTATTACCGCGACCCGTTACACTCTCCGAGTGCTCCGAACAACGCAGAAGAGGCATATCAAGCCTTTGCTGCCACTGTTCTGAGCGTGGACTGGGAGCGCGAAGTTGTTAGTCTAGTGGATTTAAGAACCAACTCGGTTCTAGTGGACGTAAACATCCTTCCTTGTGTTGCAAACTCGGGAGAGTCCACGGATGTAACCATGCCAGAAGAGGGCTCAACATACCTTTGCCTCCCAGTTCAGTACACCAAGGGATACATGCGGGTTGCACTCGTCACTCCAATCCTTACAGACACTGTACGCGCTAAGGATGCCATTGGTTATCGACTGCTGGATAAAACCCCGGTGTACAACGTCCGTAAGAGGGGAAACTATCGGAAGGCATACCCCGGTCAGCAATCCGTATCTATGTCCTCAGGTTACACCGAAAAGAAGGACGGTGGTTGGGACAAGTCTTCACAGGATTTGAGCCGAGACTGGCTCAACATTCATCGTCGTCAATGGACGCAGATGACAGGACGACGAGTGACATACACAGACTCAGGGTTGACCTTTCAAGGCTCTGTGAGCCGCCCTGACGCGGCGACAGTAACCCCGGTCACCCTCCCGGATGGTTCCAAGGAATCTGTCGTGTATCTCCAGCCCGGAGCCCAACCCAGCGACCGTGCGCTGAGTGGGAAGCAGGATGTAATACCCTTCACGGAAAACATGACCCGTGTGCAGGAATACGCTTTGGATTACCCTCTACCTTCAGAGATACTCCAAACTGATTTACTGGATTTTGTTTTAGGCACGACGGCTGATCCATGGGCACGCACCTCCATTAAAACCACGGGTGGGATTTCTTTTGATAGTGAATCCTACCTCGTCAGCCAAAGTTACGATCATCCGGTTTCCGGCACCCCCCTTGGGCCAACCCTTAATGAAGGAATCACCCCTCAACGTCGTGGGTTCATTGTTGAAAGCGCAACAGGCACCTTGGTGGGTTACAACCGCTTCGACAAAAGCACGTATGGTAATGTGCTCAAGCCGGTTCTCACCCCCTACACCCAACTTGGACGTTTCGGTGCCGACGTTGAGTCAGGATATCTAACAGTTAATGCATCGACTGACCACGTGGAAGCTCGTCTCGCGGCTGCGGCTTTCGCTTTGAGATTCCCTTACGAACAGAATACCACCCGGTTCGATGTTACCAAGGAGGGCTTCACCTCCTTTGAAATCGGGGCTACGCTGCCCAAGGAGAACATCCCACTGGCTGGAGGATATGAGCACCCACATGGGGCTGGCCGGTCGCTGGAAGGGCATCTTGTGGGCTCCCTGAAGCTGATTGTAGGTAAGAATCGAGATGAAGAAGACGCCATCGACCTTCAAGCTCTCGGTCAGACCATACTTCGCCTTGGAGCCGACGACACCTCGCTACCTAACCGGGGTCGAACTGTGATGACTCAGACCCGCAGCAAAGGGGATGCGGTACAGAATAGGACACTTAATTATTGGTCGGCCCCTAAGTGTGGAATTGGAGATGCCGGAGTTTTGACCAACAAGACAGGCATGGAGAACATTTCATTGCGTATGGGGTTGGACGGGGGACTCGTTGCTCGTGTGGGAGCCCGTGATCCTTCTGTGCTTCGTAAGCATTTGATAAATGGCTATCAGGACGGTCCGGGCAAGACCGCCTATCCGGCAACTAGTTCAAGCCGCATCGACTCACATTCACCCGGTCGTCCGGTATACGCCTCAGGAGATGCCACGTATCGGTTTAATGACCTTACACAGGTAGGCACTCCACAGATGCCAGAGATTGCAGGGTACTATGCGTGGAGTGGTAAACCTGTAACGAAGGCCGATGCAACTGGGCTTTCTGTGGACTTGCACGCGGTGCGAGATATTCTTTTGCGTGTCGGAGCCAACGCCGATGGTCAATCTCTATTGCTTGACTTTCTCGGAGGTATAGTAGCGGCTCTTGGAGCGGACACCTACGGTCGTTCCATTACAGCGGCTCTGGCCGGTGGTGCCGAGATAACCATTCAGCCCAACAAGCAGGGTAAGGCACTCCGTTTGGAAATTAACGGCGACATCGACATCACACATAAGGGGAACTTGCAGTATTTATGCACAGGGGATTTTATCACTGAATGCACCACGTTGCGTCATATCACAAAGACTGATGAGGTCAGGTCGGCTCAAAAGATTATTCACTCAGCCTTGACGCGGTGTACGATTGAGGCCCCAGACATCGTTCACAATCAAGGACTCTATCAGTCAGACGAGGATAGCTAATGAATGTCTATTACGCAGTTGAATTCGATAGGGATATGGTATGCTTCATCGCGATGAGTCTTGATTACTCCGTGGTTATGGTTAAAACAGAGGAGTATATGAGTGGGAGTTGTTACGAATGGAGTTTGAATGAAAATACGAATCCATGTAGGGATTGATTCTGTGCGGGAGCTAATGAATGTCTAGTACAGGATTGCCACCGGGTTTGCAAGCTGCTGAACTCTGGCCGATTAAGGCCAAGGGCGCGGTGCAGCGTCTAAACCCTCTTGGTGATCCGGCTGTCGAGCAGTTCTACCACCAAGCGATGGAGCAGGGACGTTTTGCTGAGAGAAGCATTGCTGACGCTCAGCACTGGCTTGCTCAAAAACAAAAAGACTTGATGCAAAAGATTCTCATTCACACCCGTGTGAACTCTCTCGCGGTGAATGGGCAATTGTCGAACCCGGCTAGGGCTATTAAATACGTCGCCGACTCGGGCACAATCATCCGGGACATCAATCAGTTTCAGAATGAAATCACTGGTCTTATAATGGCGGTCACTCAGAACATCGCCATCCTTAAGGGTATTGAGTCCAGCATGTTGTCTTTGGTAACCCAAAACCTAAACTCACTCGCTAATATTCTTCAGCAGATATGCAATTGGCATCTACCCACATTGGCCTCTCTACCTAATTTGCTCAAGGACACTATCTGGCATTGGAACGGGGTGATCTTCGCGCCTCTATCTTCTTTTGAAACCCTTCTTAATACGATAGAGAGTTTGGGTAAGCTCAGCAACCTGACTTCCATTCCCTCACTGCTGTCCAATTTTAATTTCAGCCATTGCATCTTGTTAAGCCCAACACTCCCAAGTACAGGCACGGGCGCGACCACCGGACTCACGAATCAACCCCCTCCTGCGAGTGTCACAACTTACAGTGGATTGAACCTTGGCACCACACTGATTGTGCCTCCACTAAGCGGCACAATTTCCACGGGGAATGAAACAGTGGCTCAGATGCAAGCACTGACTTCTGTCCCAGTGTATTTATCCCCAGTTGCATCGGCACCCGTGCCACCGGCTACATTTCCGAACCCATTCAATGTGAACAGTTCCATGCTTGGTTCGGTGCCTGACCCGACAACGATCATCTCTAATTATCAGATGCCGCCGACAACGTATCAGGACAATATTGTTTGTGTAGTTCCACAAACTCGATCCGTTTCAACTCCCAACGATTTGCAAAAGGCGTTGGCTGAGTATATCAATTTGGGTACGATTGTTAAATCCAACTTCGACCCTAACATGACAGCAGAGTGGTTGTTTTATTTGAATCTCAATCGTGTAGGGCGTGCTGGAACATGGTTGTCAAGCTTCCAGTCGGCTTACACAACGTTTGTGATCCCCTCTCTCAACTATTTGGCTAACAATCCTGTGCCTTGGAATTGTGTTCTACCAAGTACAGCGGTTAATGACACACCAACTGCGATTCCTTTACTGGCAAACCTCACGACTAATCCGACATTTGTGCAAGGGAATATTCTCTGGATGTTGTCATATATTGAAGCCAGTCTACTGGGTTACACTCGCAACACAACGTGGGATGCCTACGCCAGTGGGGACTTTGTTTCGGGATTCACGGGTACTGATTTGGATTATCGGTCAACAGCGATTAACACAGCAACGACAACGACTGTAATTCTTGGAGAAACAACGGCCACCTACCCGGTACCTTGTACATTTCCTTCCGCCATGGGGGCTGTGTTGCAAGAAGTCATCGCGATTGCAGCTATCAACATTCAGAACACTCCCAGCTATACCACAAATCGACCTCAGTTCAAGTATGTTTACAACCAGTTTGCCGTTGCTGCTGAGGTTGACCGCTTCTCACAGTTTTGGAGAACGTTCAATGCGAACCTACAAGCTCTGTTGCTTCAAGACTCTTATCTGATTCAGTTTGTTGCCACGTATTCAGCTTCTCTGGATTCAGCGATAGACCCACTGGGTGATCCAACAATCTACAATCAACTCCAGACTGATGCTGCCACACGTAATCGTAGTTGGACGCCGGGAGATGAGTTGCTTACACTCCCTGTGGTACCTAACGTGAGTTACACCACTACGAATAATCCAACAAACACTGGGTGGACGGGTGTTTCATTTGACCCAGTCACATATCTCAGCCGTCCGGATATTCAACAACTCCCAATTCCAGTGCAGGTTGCCATGCTCCGCACTAATTTGAGCTATGCGGCGACATTAGAAATGGCCTCGGCGGTAAGTACAGCGATTCAAAATTCGATTCAACAAAGCCAAGCCATTGTCCAGAGTTTTCAAAATGTCGGGTTCTCGGTGGAGGTTGATGCAGCCTCTGATGTGGTGCCGGTGGGTTCCTCAGGACTTCAGGTGTCCTTCGATCATATCAACTATGATATGAGTGGAAATGTTACGAGCCCTGATACTTTCACAATTCAGACAACAGGTAATTACGCTGTTAACGTAACATTGAATTGGGGATCAGGGGTAGCTGGCGTTCGCACCGGCACTGTGTTTTTGAATGGGGCCACTGTGCTTGCTGCTTCCTCCACAGAGGGTACTCAAGCAGGTCCAACCTCTCTTCAAATATCCCTCACGTCGTATTTCAATCAAGGGGATGTCATGACAGTGGTGGCTACGCATAACCTTGTTACATCTCAGACCATCGTTGCCGGAAGCGCCGTTACTGCTACGCTCACAGATACGACAGTTCCAAGCACAAGCACGGGTGTTCCGTCTAACACGGGCACAAGCTCCACACGAACCTTTATAGCAGATGCCACGCTCGTCCCACTCACTGCCCTTGCAGTAGGCTCAGATGGTAAAGTAACAGCTATTGATCCCACTACGGTTCAGACGAACGGTGGCGACCCTATCTATCCAATTGTCACTGGCGTCTCGTTGTCGTCAGCGACTACGGGGGAGAGTGTTACTGTGGCGACTTATTACGGCGGTGTGTATGAGTACGACAGTGCCAGCTTCACAGTCGGCGGGTTGCTTTATGCGGGGGTGGGTGGTGTTCTCACGCAGGACTATGCTACCATCATTTCAACTTGTCAATGGGTTGTGGTCGTAGGCCGTGCTATCGCATCGAACCAGTTCATCTACGAACCACACATTCCAAATTTGACTAACCTTGGGACTTTTTAAAGGTATTAAAGAGATAGTGAGGCACAATGGCTGATGCTATTTTGGTCGGTGAAGTATTGGTTATTCCAACTACCAAGGTGTGTGAGTGTGGACGTAAGTGTATAGATTATGCTTCAAACTACTTAGACCCTTATGTAGTTTGTAGCGGGTGCTTAGAGGATATTTGCACTTGTTCTAAACTTCGACGGAGGAAATCATGAAAGTGTTAGTTTTGCAGGATGATTTGTTTACCTATCTTCAGCACGTTATACGTGCTTACGCCGGTAGCGGCATCGACCCAGATGAAGGTTTAGCCGTTTACCAACTTAGTCAGGCACTCAAAGTCGTTAAGACGGTGGACGACGCTCTCATTGCGAAGCCAGAGGCCCCGGAAAACGTAGATGGGGAAAAATCGAAGGGCTAGAGCTTATGCTATATAACGAGCAGTGGGATCAGGAAACTATTGACCGGATGATACCGGACTTGTCTGAACGGCTGCACTTAGTGACGATGGTTGTCCATGCGAGAGACTACCTACGCTCAAGCAGTGGAGTATATGCCGACCGCATGAACGCTATTGGAATCCTCGGCGACGGATTGAAAAACATGTTAGAGCGTGGGGCCACGGGACTCGAATGGTGGACACTCAGACATCGCCTGACCGGCAAAGAACTTCAATCAAACGATTGGTTGGACAAATATAAAACCAGTTGGATCACCGCTCGTGAGGCCGAGGACAAGCGGAACAACAAGCAGCGTTAATCCAATAGCTGACTAAAGTTCACGGTCGCGCCGTGAACAATTCCAGTTCGACACGCAATAGAACCACGCCGGGAGAAAGTATCCCATACGTATTGAGGGTTGGAGAGTAGACTGCGGCTGTATGCATAGTATAGTAGTTGTGTCGCCAGCGGATCATTCTGCACAGCAAGCTCCCACATTCCTGCACACTTCAAGTCATGTTGTTGAGCATAATCCAAGGCATTGACGATGCTTGGCACCACGCCGGGGGCAAGAGGAGCCACTTTACTCATCCCTCCGCTCTGAGTTACAAGGTCAAAGAAGAACGATATGACACGGGTGTTACTCGCATTGTTGGGGAAAAATCGAAGGGCTAGAGCCTGAGCTTGATGTAGTATAGTGTTCGTCGCGTAGGCCACCTGAGCATCGATGGACGCTTGTTGCTTTAACATAGCTTGCCAACAAACTTTCGCTGCCGGGTCAACGTTGGTGGTACCGTCTTGAATATAATGTTGGATACACCACTGAATAGCTTCTGCTGGCTGCAAAGAGGCAAATTGTTTGATGTTGGATTTGAAGTAGGTTTGCATCTTCGGCCATGTCATGGTCGCGGCAATATCGGTGAGTAGGACTTGAAGTGTACCTGACCCAGCATTCCATTGCAGAATTCCGGCTGACATTCCCATGCCATCAGAGTTCCCAGCTAGTGTATCGTATGCGGGAATCCCATCCTCAAACGTTCCTGTGATTTTGACGCACAGTTCGACCAGACTTTTGTTATCCATAAACAATCCTCTACTTAGCAGTTAGTAGAGGTCTTTTTGCGGGTCTTTATCCAGACTTGAATTCTTTCACGATGGGGTGGAACATGGGTGCTTCCCCAGCGGTTTCGGAGGTCTAAACACTCGTCTGTTTTCTCAACATGACACCGGGGACAGTTGGTGGTTTTTACCACCTCATCGTCTGTTGTCATGCTAATTCGCACTTCACTGTCAGTTTTCACGTTTACGCACCAGCTTGACCGGCTCCTTCAGGAATACCTTGTACCAAGACATGTGGTCCCAGCCACCATTATCATTGCGTTGCTTTACACTGACGGTAGTGTCACAGTCCCGGACAACCTCGGCTTCATCCTCGCAGAAATAAACAATGTCGCCCGGTTCAAATGTGGGGAGTTGTTCCATTCGAACCTGCATCTCAACGCTTAAAAGGCGAGTCCTCTATCCGATTGAGTTACAGTCCCGTGGTCCCCATCGTGGGATTCGAACCCACACTGAGCGGATTTTAAGTCCGGTTCCTCTGCCAGTTGGGATACATGGGGATAGCTTGTAATACCTTAATCCCACTCGGGGTCTAGTTCTTGAGACAAGCGATGCAACACATAGTATGCTTGTATCTGCCCCTCTGCATACGCATCCGACCATCTATCTGATTGCCATGCTTCTAGTACATGCTTGGCAGCGTTCCAGACCATACGGCTAGCTAGTTGGTCCATAGTCTATGCCTCCATACCTACAATCTTCTCTCTAAGTTTATCAACAACTTCATCCGTCATTCTCCTTAATCGAAGTTCTGGTTATATGCTTGTGATTCATAAAGCCCCAGTTTCCACTGGGTTTGGCGTGGTCATTGAAGTAGGTACAGCCGTCGCAGAGCGGAGAACCACAAACAAACTGTCCAGCGTAGTCGCACTCTTTGGTTGCCTGAGCCCCACACACCACGCAGACCTCTGCCTTATGCTTGGCACAGAACCGACCGTCAGTAGCCTCAGCGGCACATCTCCCACACCACGCAACGTTAAAAATACAGTTCTCCATCACTAGCCTTTCTTGAGTCTGGACTTCCACCGCTCCTGTGTTTCGGCACCACCGTACATCAGGGGTTGAGCTTTCCAGTTCGTAATTCTTTCGGTGACTTCTTCGATGTCGGTGGTGAGGTGGTGAATCGCACTTTCAGTAGTATAAATCAAAGTCTCCCGCCGCCGTTCATACTCTCGTGAACCCTTCAGATAGACACGTTCTTCACTCTCATACCGTCCAAAGGTTTTGTGGATTTGAACTGTCTCGCGTAGCTCAGACATCTCACTACCTTGTAGCTGGGTAAGGTATTGCTTCCGATTTTTAAGGAGTGTCTCCATCACTGATTTGAATGCAATCGCCCCATCAGGGGATAATTCCCACGCTTTGTAATCGTGCCCCATGCACATTCCAATATGGCCACAGTCGCGAGGTCTAGTATACCCATGAGCAACCAAAGTGCTATCAAAGGTGAGCTTCTGCCGCTTCATGCAGACGGGGCAGATGCCTGTGTTGGTGACATCTTTTTCGACAGGATTCTCGGATGGCTTGCGTCCTTTTACAATGAATGGTTTGACTGTTTTGAGTAGTTCGGCCAACACGGCGGCTTCTTCAAGGGCTTGAAGGTAGGGTTTCAACTCAGGGGCTTTCTTAACAGCCTTCAGTTTTTTAACATAGCCGGGGGCATAGCTGAGTTGATTAACGGGGAGGTTATGACGGGGGTCGTTGTCACTCCATGTCCTGTAAATCTCACTCCCACCGCAGGGGTAGTATTGGTTATAAAGGGAATTACTTACTTCCTCCCACACCCGACCAAGCCAATGTTTTGCATCTTCGTAATCTACATTCCAGACATGCTTCCTCTGGATACCCTCATTGAGGGCTACGACCGATGTTTCAAACTTGACTTTAAACCTCTCGTCAAGAAGCAGGGCGGAAATAATCGGAAAGTCCATACTTCAATACTACCAAGGATAAACTGGATTTGTCAAAAAATTATTGATAAACCCAGTTTGTCCCGTTGAATATACGGGCAATGTCACCACCACTCAAGCGAACGATAAGACAAGTAGTGTTGTCGAGTTCGCGACAATGCTTCCACTCTCGGATTTATACTGATGCAGATCGGCAGTCTGGCCGAGTTACTGGCATTCATGTTCTCTGCATCAACCGTTGACGAGGCAGCAAGGTTTGAAATCTCAAAAGCAGTTTGTTGGTTTGCACAACTACTGGTTCCCCATCCGCCGCCGGTAACGTTAGTAGCAAGATACACCCCGTTGTGGAAGAAGCCAGAAGTGGCACTGGCAACAAGAGTGTATGTGTTGCTCAAACTATCGGTTAATCCAGTCTGAACGTTGCACAATACAAGAATCGCATTACCCGCCGTTACGTTTGACGGGAAGTTACCGCTGGTGTTCGTTTGCTGAACGTGTCACCGTAGGACGTTTGCCCAGTTGATGTGCGTCACGATGTCGGTGATTAGGCCCCCCATGATCAGGCCTATCCCCGTTAAAATGAGGTTTATTTTGTTTTCAAGCGTGGACACACGAACTGTAAGAGGTTGCACCCCATTGCCCTCGATCACAATTCGATTTAAGGTTCTGATTTGGTTTTCTAATTCGGTGGTGTGGGATTCTTCCATTTTGTTCCCTTTCATGTCTAATTTTTTATTGCACTCCATACAAAGTTAGAGTTGTCCCTGCGGTGAAGTTTGATGAGAACAATGCAGCCGTCAGGCTCGTGACTGCACTTGTATTAAGCCATTCACCACCACCCGTTGTCGTGGTATTGAAAGACCCATATCCTTGCCCAGTGCAAGTTGCGGTCTTATAAAAAGAAGTGGAAGTGTAATTGCCTAGATAGCAAACAACAGTTGAACTGTGCGGCGATTGAGGAAAGGATTGTTGTACGAGCATTTGAGCGTAAGAACCGTTTGCGTAAGTAGTCACGCTACTGCTCGTGTTGTTGTAGATGCCCGAGGTTCCGTAACTGGATGCACCCGAATCCCCGTTTATCTGAAGTAATAAAGCATCCGTTGCCGATGCTCCGCCAGAGACCACCAACATCAACTGAGAATAGGTCCCGGGGATGGATGTAAAAGTGTGCGAACCAGTCGAACTGCCACTGACAGTATATTGAGCAATTTGGGTTAGCGCCCCTGAACCACCTCCACCTGTATACACAGGGATGTTAAGCGTTGAGCCTACAAGCGTGGCCGCGCCACTCGAACCTGTTGTAGTAAGAGTAAGTCCCGTTGAACTGCCGTTAGCTGCCGCTGTGATACATCCCGAAGAGTTCACCGTTAAGTTGGTATTGGTATAGCTTCCCGCCGTGACACCAGAGCAACCACCGCCGCTGAAAGGTTGAGACCAAGTAGACCCATCGCAGTAAGACATAGTTTTGTCGCGTGCGGGATAATATCCGACAGCAAACCCGGTACAAGACGAACTAACTGTTGGGGCAGTCGCTAAATTTGGATATATCCACTTCAAGCCCATTCCGTAGCTTGTATCACCAATCGTTGAGCCAACATCAAATTGATGTGCTGTCGATTGATCCTCAGTCAGACAAACAGCGGGAACGGGCTCAAGTGTGGCATTTATACCACCGCAAACTCCACCTGTTAGATAGGGGAAAGTATATGAAGCCCCATTCCACCACGCCAGTGGGTACACTGTAGTCGTTCCGCCCGAACTATCCGCAACGTTGCTCGAAAGAACTGGAGTCCCGTATTGATTCATTGACCAAGTTAGTTGTTGAGCGGGATAAGTCAAATTTTGAACCATCAAGTTGTTTTGGATGCTCTGGTTGTAGAAATTTACCGAGTATCCCAAACATGCCTGATTTGAATTCGGATCGCATAGCTCGGGTCCGGGTATATCTCCGCCAAACAAAAGCGCGTCCAAAATGCCGTAATAATAGTGGAAATTACCTTGGTCAGTTAGATGCGTCTGTCCACTTGGGTTGATGAAGTATTGAGCGTTAGTCGCATTAGGGAAAACCTGAGCCACGTCAAACCAGTAGTTCCAACCGGGGATAACATCGCCCGATCCATTTTGGACAACACCGGCGGGCGTCTGAGCTTTCAGCCATAAATTAACCGTTCGCACGATTGACGCGACTTGCGCGGTAGAGCAATAGATCGATCCGTTATCGGTAATGATACTTGTTTGCATGACATGAATATTATTGGCAGCAAACAATCCCCAAAGAGTTGTGTACTCTGATTCAATCGTCGATGCTGCTGTGCACCCGAGGGCTTCAGCAACACCTGCCTGTAATATAACAGTGGCGGATTTACCAGTAGTTGCTGGGTAGTATGGAGAGAACTCAGTTGTAAAGTTAGATATTAAGTTTGCGATAGATTGGTCGGGGACTGACAGATTAACGACCGAACTGGATACAGGCAAGTACGGACTATCTGTCAGTAATCCAGCCATGTTATAGGCACAATTCTGATTCCCACTTCCTGTTGAACCATCAGGAACTCCCGTCACTGGGCCAACCAGCGTTGTTCCATTGGCCGATGTGAACTGGAATAACTGACCATTCAACGCGGTGTAGGAACCTGTGAATCCAGACAGCCTTAAGATGCTTCCGACAAATCCTGACGGTCCACTGGCGAAGCCGTATCCGTTGATAGTCTGAAATGTTGCGATTCCACTTGTGACCGATCCTGAAGTAATAGAGCCTCGGTCTACAGTCGAAGTGATGCAGGATGACGAGATTAGGTTTCTCGAATCGCCTGCACTAAGAAAATTTGTGTTGGCTGGAAGAGACAACCCGACCGCACTGGCGGGGACATATCCACTAGCATTACCCGAGCCATCGGTTTGAAAAATTACAGGCACATCACCACCCGGTGCGGATGGCGTGGTGTTGTTGAAGTTGGAAGCTGAACCTCCAACATTAGTACCATTAACCTTGACAGGAGTACCTGCCGTAATGGACACGGGAGTGCAAGCAGTTGCAAGTCCTTTTGCATTGAGAGTGACCTGACCAACATGAGTCGCGTCACCACACGTTCCAACGTTACTGTTAACTGTTGGTAACGTTGCAGCTTGTGATCCTGAGCCCGGTCCAGCAGTTACATCACCAGTTAGTTGTGTGATGCCGCTACCGCCGCCACTTGCTCCGGCTTGCACGTAATTTGTCCCGTCGCAAACAACCACGACAGTCTGCCCGTTGGGAATAGTCACCCCTGACCCCGATGATCCGGTGACTAGAATTGACTGACCTCCGGTTGTGTTGTTCTCAATAGTGAAAGTAAACCCACGGGTTAGGGGAGCAACTAGATTGCGGGTGGCGGTCAAGGTGACTGAGCTAGTCAATTTGATGAAACTTGCGCTTGTCTCAGGGTAAGTCATGGTGTGGCTGGCATCAGTGAATGAGATAGTGCCAGAATTGAACAGCGGAAACACGCCGCCAGAGCCTAGATTTCCTGAAACAGGGATTTGGGGAGCAGATACCTGTGCCCCTACTACAACAACTCCGAGGAGCGAAAGAACAAGGGCAACAAAGATAGAGGCAAGTTTTTTCATTAGCTGGTCACCTTAGGGGTATAAGTTCCATAGAGCAGATTAGTGCTCTGGTAAAGGTACATGGTTACAGTGGAACCGTTTTGATTAACGAAAGTTACAGTGGTCGGAGCGTTAAACACTAAAGGAAACCCTGTTCCAACGTCAACAAAAGTATGGGTGTTTCCTGTAAGAAGTAAATATATAGACTGTCCACTTGGCTGAAGGGCTGAAAACGTCTCACCTACAACTTCTGTGCCTAAACCTGCGCTTGATAAAACATCAGATGTACTAAGAACCGCAGTTGTTCCTGATGCTGTAACTGAAGAACTCGCCCCCGCAGAACCGATGCCAGCAAAAATGCGAGGGTTCCAAGTGTAAGTTAGGGTAGCGGTTTTTGTTGTTACTCCACTGATTGCGGTGAGGGTGATTGTAGTCGTCGCCGCTGCTGTGTGGTGGAAACTTCCAACAATGGTGCCACTGGTAAATGGGGTGGTCAACACTAGAGGAGAATCGACACTGTCGGTGTTCGTAATGCTTGCACTTGTTGGTGTGGAAGAGTAGGTAGCAGAGCACGTTGGGTTAGTTGCTGTTGCACCAATTTCGAGGGTGCCACTACACCCTGTAAAGGAGTTGATTACGAATGAGGTCGAGGGTTGAATGTAAGTAAATATGGTTCGGTCATCAGTAATACAAGGTTGGCTTCCAGAGCCACAGGTGGCAGTAACCTGACTACCATTTGTTACCACAACAGCAAGGGGAATATCACTGGTAGTGAACACTGTCGTTTTGTTGGCCGGGACACAGCTACTTGCTGTGTTTAAATAAATGTAGTTGGTTGTACTTGCGTTTAATGCAAGAGTTCCCCCAGCATAACTGACCATCACACCGTTGCAGTTCACTGTTCCCGGACCGAGGTATAAGTTTAGGCCGGTTGTGCTAGAGCATGATATGGAGGCATCAGCACAGGGAGCATAACCGGGAGCCACCCCATTGGCGGTCTCTGCGTTAACTTTGTAAATAGGGGTTGTCGGAGATTGCGGCTGTTGAGCCGCAGCACAAAATGAGCTAAGCAGCAGTCCAATCCAAACGGTGAGTGTTTTCATTCAATTCTCCCTAAGCGTAAACAGAAATTTGTGCAGTCACAGCTTCATCCGAAGCCACAAGGTATATATAGGTTCCATCGAAAGCTGGTGTCTGAGCCCACATCGCCCCGTTTGAAGTGGAGAGGATTTCGATTCTTGAGGGAACATTGCCAAGCCCATGTGTCACAGTGAAATTACCCCCTGCCGGTGAGTCCACAAATAATGTCGTAGCTGGAATCGCAATATTCAAAGGTGAAGCTGGCGGGAAGACAGAAACCTCTGCGGTCACCCCTATATCAGAGGCTGAAAGATAAATAAGTGTGTCGTCATAAACCTGTGTTTGTGCCCAAATAGCCCCACTTGACGTGGGAAGAATTTCAATTAAGGATGGAGTAACTCCAAGATTGTGTGCCACTGTGAAGTTACCCGGATCAGGGGAGGTGACAGAGAGAGAAGTGATGGGGACAGTTACATCAGAGCTAAATGAAGACACATACACGGCAACAAGGGCGGTCAATCCCTCGTCCGATGCTACGAGGTTGATATTAGTTCCATCATACGCTGGGTTTTGAGCCCAAAACGCTCCGGATGATGTGGGGATGACTTCGATTAGGGCAGGGGTGGTGTTAAGTCCATGCGCGGTGCTGAAGTTACCGGGGTTGGGGGAAGTCACCGTCAATATCTCAGCCAGAGTTAGAACCTCCACACCCTCATTTTGTTGAATGAATGCAACTACAATTGATTGGATAGAGGCTGGGTTTGTCCCTGATACACCTGAAAAGTAGAGAAGGTTATCGCCGCTGGTGCCCGACTGATAGTACCCATCCCCAACATAATTATGGTAATTAGTTCCTTTTAGTGTGTAGGAACCCGCCACACCTACGTGCATACCTGTAGCTGGTGATTGTGCTCCTGAGATGATTCCACTATAAGTAGCAAGCGCACCACCCAAAATTAACCGACCAACGTCAGTGGTGTGAATTTTAGCGCCTAAGGAGTTGGCACCAATGGTGGAAATGTCAATAGGAAGAGGGGTGGGTTGAATGCCGCTAAACTCATAGATAAAAACAGATTGGAGTAATGAGGTTGGTATAGTGTTTACGACGATGCTTGAGACTGGGTTTGCGTTTCCAACAGCCCACAAACAGATACTTCCGGTGCCACTTGGAGAGTGGGTGTCTTTAGCAAATTGCTGTTGGACGGCATTCCAGTTGTTATATCCTGAGTCAGACACCCCAGTAACATATTGTGACATGCCACCGGGCATCGAATACGTAGTCGCAATCATAACTAACAAATTCCCGGCCTTGGTTACGGACGGGAAATTGAGCACCACACTCGTGGATGTGTTTTTAGTGATTGATGCGGTTTGTACTAAGTTAACTGACATTGGACGCCTTTACAAAGTTGGCAACCCGCCACTTGTGTCCACCGCGACATCGAGATACACTCTGTCTTGAGAGAAGTCGATGTTGATGACCATAATGGAGTTGACGTTAAAGCTGGTGCTATCAGAGGAAACCAAACTTTTATTACCGTAATCCGGGGTGAAGATGGCTGATAGAACACCATCGGCGTAGGCTAACCCGGAAGGGGACCACCCATTGAGTTCGCTATTGAAGTTATCCACGAGGGCAAACCCTGTGGGGCTTGCGGAAGTTGGGTCTACCAACGTATTTTGAAGCAGGAAAAGCATCCACAGATTTATAGGCAAACTACTTCCATCGAGAATAGTTAGAGCTACCTTAGAGAGAAGCACCAACCCGGATTGTGGAAAAGTTTTGAGAACACCACGATATGTCCCTTGTCCCTCTGAGTACCACGAAGCATACACTGGCCCAGCCTGTTGTACTCCAGCGGAGTATAAGGTGCCATCCCATGCATACCCTGTGTGGGATTGACTAGTTGGGAAATAAAAAGAGTCGATGTCTTTGGGTTGGATTAAACACGAAGCCACCATGGACTGATTGATGTAATTGTAAGGTATGGTCGCCATCAAATCCTCTCACTTAATGAGATTGAAAGTCATAGTATTTGTTCACGACCACCGATTTACCAACTGCTCAATATATAAGTAAGGAGAGTAAGACGATGGGTAAGTTTATAGATATAAGTGGACAGCGTTTCGGTAAGTTAGTAGTTTTGAAAAGGGTGGGTACCCTCAGCGGCATTCCTACATGGTTGGTTCATTGTGATTGCGGGGTTGAGAAAGTGATAAGAAGGACGGAATTGTACGCTACCAAAAGTTGCGGGTGTTTACATCGTCGCGTAGACTTAGTAGGTCAGCGCTTTGGTAAGCTGATAGTTATAAGATGGCACTCTACTAATACGACGGGAAACTCTAAATGGGAATGTCTTTGCGATTGTGGAAACACCCCTATTGTTATTGGGCACCAACTTAGTAGTGGGGGTACTCAAAGCTGTGGGTGTTTACGGGCTGTCAGTCAAAGAAAAGCTGCGGCTGCGGTTCGACTTTCCTATGGTGTGTCATCGAGGAATTCGGTTGTAGGTTGCTACAAACAAAAAGCTAAAAAACGAGGGTTAGAATGGGGGCTGACAGAGGCCGAAGTAGACAGGCTGTTCCTTGGCTCCTGTTTTTATTGTGGTGAAGCTCCTTCTAATTGTCACTCTAAGCCTCTTAACTATGGTGATTTTACATATAGTGGTATCGACCGACTAGATAATGAGCGGGGGTATATCTCAAGTAACGTGGTTTCTTGTTGTTGGGAATGTAATTGGATGAAACGAAACGTTAGTAAAGAAAAGTTCTTAGCCCACGTTGGAAAAATTCACCAACACCAAAACAGTTTGCCGACTATTGTCTTCTAGGTAGAGATGCGAGAAGCTAAGGATTTAACAAGCAAACAGTTTGGGGTCTTGGTCGCACTTTATCGTGAAATGGATAGAGGGCGCTCTAAATGGGTATGCCAATGCCGCTGTGGAAAGCGTAAGCTGATTCGACAAGAAGATTTACTAACAGGGAAAACTAAAAGCTGTGGTTGCGCTCGACTACAACTAAAAAAAGCTAAGGCTGAAAGAAAATACAGTTTAGTGAATCGGAGGTTTGGTTGTCTTCTGGTACTTTGGAAAAGTAGAACAAAGAAGGGACGGGCGATGATGTGGGACTGCCGCTGCGTCTGTGGGAACATGGTTAGTGTCGCTGGAACTAACCTTCGACTTGAAAAGATAAAAGATTGTGGGAATCATATTTTTGAAGAGGATAAATAAGTGACAAACATAGACAACCCTTCGTTTCAATTCCCCTCTGTTGTGTCAAGAACCCTTGATGCTGCGGGAAAGAGCCTTCTCTGTGTGGTGGGGTTACATGACCACCAAATCAGCGATGCTGATGTCAATCTTATACAAACACTTCAGGACTACAAACGGCACCTCCTTCTCGCGGATAAATCAGCAACATCTGGGTGCTTGACTTACACCTCGATGAACTTTACTCCTTTCATCCCCAATACGTTTGTAATCCCAGCTTTTGATGTTTTGTTCAATGGGGAAGTGATTTCAATTTGTGGGTTCAACTCCGCCGACCTCACACAAAATCGCATTACGCTTGCGCCTTCTCAGCAGCCAGTGTATTGGGCAAATGGTTATGCTAATGAGGACGCCCGTATCTATGTTATTTTCCTTGAGATTTGGTATCAAGCCCTCGACCCAATACAGCCTACTGGATACTACCTTGACCCGGTAGGTAAGCTTCGATACTTCTACCCGTATGGTTGCACATCTCCAGACCCGTCAAATGCAGAGATTATGCCAGATGACTCTGTTGATATTTTTGCGACGACAACCGCAGGAACTGGCCTCTTGACCACTGAACGTGCTCAAATCCAATGGCGTTTCAATATCCAACGTGTGGCTCTTACTTATGATTTTACGAAGTATCAGTTTGGTCTCGATCCCGGTGCTATCCCCTCTGAGATTGTGTATGGGCAAGGAACCGCTTCTAACACAGCCCCATTTGTTGACACAATATACCAATTCACCAACATGGGAAGCATCAACGGTGATACGGGGGTTTGGCAAGCGGGGGATGGTAATGTTACCAACGCATTAGGTACCATGGATGGGTACACCTACGCTATGCCTATAGCTGTGATGTTCCAGCGCAACTCAGGGCCATTTAGCCTTTCGGGTAACATCTTCGGTTGTGGCGATGCTTCAGTATCAGGAGTGACAGGGCTTCTTTCTTCTGGTATTTCAGGTCGTTTTGATTCCAAACTCGCCGATCAAATCTTCCCTGATGATGTGGTGGACACTCGTCAAACTGTGACTCTTGATGCATGGGATTTGGACAAGATTATGCGGGAGGGGTTCGTAGACCTAATCACAGGTAACTCTAGGATTGCGATTGGACGTGGGGATGGTTACGGTCTTAAGGCTGAGGCTTTAGGGTCAGCGTTGGACTACTACATCTCGGTCAGCCCCACAGCAATACCGAACACTAATACCCTATCAAAAAACTGGGATGGGTTTGCGAATGGGTTCAGTTCAGACTTACGCACCTTTTATGTGTCCAAACAAATTACAACCAGCATGAAATCTTACTGGTCTCCATCGAGTTCTCAGAGTGGCCCATGGATGCAGGGGGACATCTTCACCGTCTCACTTCCTTCATCCTCATCCCCAGCCATAATTCAGTCGCTTATAGTGCAAGGGTTTAACGTGTCTAACAATGTGAAGACCACCATTAACCTCTTGTCAGGGCAACTACAAATTACAGGACTTGGCACCTCGGCTGTTTCTGTGACCTTTACCAAGAATTTGCAAGGTACACCATTTGACCCCGGCGCTCAGAATATCTATTGCACGCTCGGAGTTCAGTACCCAGCTAACTCTGGTTCTGATTTGCGGGAAATCCCAATTGCAGTGGATGGGGGGACACTCTCAGATTTGAGTAAGAATCTTCCCATATATGGGGTCTCCGAATATGAGATATTTTCTACCCCATTGACGACTAAGGCGTATGGTGTTCTGACGTATAACCCTGAGTATTCCAATCTTGTGTTTGGCACAAGAATTGGAATCGTTGTTCCAGCATCTTCTGGAACAGTAGTGAACAGCACGACGACTTTTCTTCTTAGTCGTTTAGGCTTGAACTCTGGTGTAAATGGGCTATATCCCATCAGTATCGTTGATAAGACAACAGGAACCCCCTATACAGTCTCTTCTCTTTCAATGAAGGGGACAAACTGTGTAGCTATTCTCAATCAGGCAGTACCAAGCGATTCCAATCTCATCATGACTTTCCTTGCACAAGACACAGCCCAGCTTGTGTACAACGCCCCGGTTAAGGGGGTTACTGAGATTGAAGAAACAGTGCTGTTTGGCAATTATGTGGGAGATTCAAACTTCCCCATGGATAGTCGTGTGATCGTAGAGTCAAATCAATTTAACGGTACGTTGACAACGATTGTGCTGGCCGCGAACAACTGCATCATCAAAGGAATCTCCGGTGATGATTCCAATCGACTCATGTGGGTTCTCGATCAGTACGGTAATTTGAATTCAACGATATGTTCCACTGTGAATTTCAATGGGGCATACGCCACAGTCATCCTCATTGGAGATTATTCTGCTTCTACCTTCCTTTTCTGCGGGTCGATTCTCCCCGCCTTCAACCCATCATCTAGCATGACGATAGTCGAGCGTTACATCCCTTATCAAGGTGAAGGTGTGTTGAATCGTAATTATGAAGTGATCCATAACGACGACAATGCGTTGGTTACCACTAACGGAACGGGAGCCGCACCACTTATTGGTCTCGAAGATGTGTATCCATACAATCGAGAAATCCCTATCTCTACCACGCTTCCAGCTTTGGTGAACTGGCCGGATGCTACGCTAGTAAACACTCCGTTGGCCTCATTATTTGACTCTAACTATGTGGCAATGCGTCAGGATAATGTGGAGCACACCTTCGAAGTCCCTCTTCACACCAACGATTTCATCCTGCCTATGAATAAGGATTTTCGTAAGGACATTCAATTCATTTCTGGTGGGGGCGGTCGTGGGTTTTTCCAAGCACTACCTCATGTGGGGTTTGCTATCACCCCTCCAGTAGCCCGTACTGTGTTAGGGCAGAATCTTCAAGCAACCACAGCCCCGATTGTTTTATACGTCAACAATGCTACAGGTAACGACAACAACGATGGTTTAAGTTTGGCGACCCCGAAGTTGACTATCACAGCAGCGTTGGATGTGCTGCCTCCGGTCCTCCGTGACCCGTGCTCTATCCAGCTTGTGGATACAAATTCACCTTTCTCGATTTCAGATATTCAGGGAAGCCTCCAAGAAATTGCTTTGGGGGATGGCGACATCCGTTCCGCAGTTTATTATGCGTTGGGTAACCTTGCTTTTACAATTCAAGAAGTAGGGCGCTTGGTAATTACAGCAGTAGCTGGGGCGACCAATCCAGTTGTGATAGATGCCACAGGATTCACTGGCTTCGGTAATGGTCCTACTTCGGCTTTCTTTGTGGATAACACCCGTGTTATTTTCAATGGGCTTACATTCAAAGGGTTCACCAACCCGGCCATTTATGCCATCGACTCAGATGTTGATCTTGTAGATTGTGTGTTCGAAGACAACATTCAAGCCGGGGCATTCTCTCAAGGCTGCAACGTCATTCTTGATGGAGGCAGTATTACACTTCCAGATGGTGGAACGGGTATGGTAGCAAGCTCATCGGAGATTACAGTTTCTAATGTGAGTTTAGCAGTAGATGTTTCGACATCTCCCGGTTCTTTCTTTGTTGGGGAACGTAATTCAACCCTCAATCTTCAAACACACGCGGTTGGGGCAGAGACAAATGTTGTTAGCGCGACGGTGGTTGCTCAGGTTGAATTCAACTCCAGCATAGTTGTTACTTCAGATTTTCAAACTAGTGGGAGCGCTTTGCTTTCAGCAAATTCGGTTTTATCAAGAACAGTAACCATCAACCCCTTTAATGGAGGGGTAGTAGTCGATACCTCTTCTAATGTTGTAACTCAATTAGGGTAATAGACGACATAAAGCAAAGATAGGTAAAAAATGAGCCTTACATTAACAGCAAATTTTGCGGCACAAGCCAATTTGGTTCTTCCACTAGCCTCGAACAACAGTGGGCTGGCGGTTCGTGTCGTGTCCTTGGGCTCAGGAACCCTTGGCACGCTTACCGTGACGGGCCTTCAAGGCACGGCCACATGGACATTGAGTGAGGCTACCCCCTCTTGGTTTACTCTTGCGGTTAACACCGCAGGTACAGTCTGCACGTTATCTTTTACGGGAGCCCAGTATCAATCTAATCCTTACGAGTTCTTTGTTTCCTGTACTGATGGGGTCAACCCAGCGGTCTCTTTCCCAATCTTCCTAGAGATTAAGAACCCATTCTCGATTGCTCCGGTTGCCAGTTCTATAGTTAGTGGAACAACACTGACGATCCCATCGTACGATAGCACAGTGGGCGACATTGAAATTTTGGGTTATGGCCCATCTCAGTCAGTGCAATCTGAATGTAGTTTTATTCTTCCCACCCTCCCCACGGGGTTGAATTTTGTCACCTCGAACGAGGATCAACTGGTACTTCGCGTTTCTGAACCCCACTTCGGTAATTCCCCCTTTGCGGCCACTGACCTGATTGGGGGGTTGCAACTTGATACATCCTCTCCGGTCACAGTTCCTCTAATTCTTTATGCGTATCAACCCGGTTCATTTTATGATGAACCTGATCGTGCATATCAGCTTAACCTCTCGGTTCAGTCTCAAACGCAAAAAGCAGGTACGCTGGATTTTGGCCTTGGAGCATACTTCAACACAACTTCAGGGCTCCTTGAGGTGGATGCTGATGTTGCTGTGCTTCTCGGCAATCTGCAAGCGTCAGGGACACCAGTTGCTACCCCTTTGCAGTATCAGTGGACAACAGGCGACGGGACTATTGTACTTAGCGGAGGGGGTACTCTATCCAGCACATCAGCCACCTATAGCATCGCATCGACCACCTCTACCGGGGCAGTTCATCTTCAAATTCTGGATGCCCACGGAGCACCTGTCACGAGTGGGCTTAAGACTGTAAACTTCAATGAACTTGGACCGAGTGGGATGAGTTCCAGTTGGCTCACCACGGCTGCTATAAAAGTGGGAGTCACACCTCCGTTTGGGTCAACGCCAAGTAAGGTGGTTGGATACGCGGGTCAGACTTTAACCATCACTTTGGCCTCTCCTGATGGCTTCAATTCTTCAGAGACTTTGTACTTTACAGTTAGTGCAGGAGGGCAGTCCTCGATAGAAACGGCGCTTGCCAGCCCAACCATTACAAACACGGGCCTGTCCATTGATTCAGGTGTACCTACCACTACAGTATCTTTCCAGTTCCCCTCTGGCACCGCTATTGGCAACAAATGGGCGTTGCAGATTTCTGCCTCGAATGTGCCATCAGGATCACCCACTCGTCAAGGGTATACTCAGGTCTTGTTTGAATGCTTGGGTAACACCCCCTTGGTGGTCGGCGGGGTATCTTCTACGCTCAACACATCCACTGGCACTAACATTTCTCCAATTCAATTGTCGGCAACAAACGCTTTAACTAGTGCCACAGTTGCAGCCACGTACGAGTTAATTGGTGGCTCGGAGTTTGGTACTGGTGTTCTCGGGGCACCTGATGGTTTGTACATCAACACTTCGAATCAGATTGCGGGTAACGCCCTCACCCCCGGTGTTTACAAGTTTGTTGTAGCGGCGACAGCAGCAGGTTATCAGCGTAGTTATAGTAATGTCGTTACCATGACAGTCACTCAAGTGGCTTCTCAACTCCAGATTACGAACCCCACATCATCGGTCGGTTCGGTTCAGGACAATACCACATTTACGATTTCTTGGGGGACAACAGGGACTCCATCGGCCCTATATCTCGCAAAGGGGTTTCCCACATCCACCTCGATAGTCACGGTGACTAGCGACACTTCCGCTGTTGTTCAACAGGTGGGATCATCTGTGTACAGTGTCTATGGAACGAGCTATTACGGTACCTCTTACTCGGTGCCTTTGGCTGTTATTTCCAGTTCCATCGCTCAGGCAACAAACCTTCTACCAGCCCCGACCATCGCTGTTATTGACGAGAACTATGAGCTTACGGCAAACTGGCAACCCTACACGGTAAATGGAGCGTACACCGCATATTCAGGGTGGAACATAACGCTACAAACTCCACCGTCTGTTGGTACTTTGATTACGGTATTCAACACCGGCCTTGAAAATGGTGGCACAGCATCCGCTCGTGTGTTTGAAGAGGGGTTAGGGGTTGGTGACTATGCCATGAATATGACGGCTCTGACCGCCAACTCTTCCATCGCGCTCAACTCAAACCCATGGGACTCAAGTCATGTATTCCCTGCTTCTATACAAGCCGCAAACCTCACGCTTAGCAGTACAAATCTGCTGCTTGGACAGACTCTGACCATCACGCTAAACCCAAACTACGATGTCGCGGGTTCGTGGCAAGTTTTGTTCCCTGATAACACTTCGACCGGGTGGTTGCCACTTAGCACACGTTCTGTTGCGAAGTCATTCAATATCTCCGGCGCTTTGGACGTTGTGGTTCAAACTCAAAATGATTTTAGTACAGCAAACCCTCCGGTAAAGCTACGTCGGCAGTTTACACAGCAGATTTATGTGGTTGACCAACAGTACAACCCCGGTGCCACTACGCAGAACAATTTAACCGGCACGCTTGGTATCGGCGGTAGCAATGGTTTTGAAATTGTAAATGCCTCAGGCGGCTTAGCTACGCCCCAGCCGTATGAGGTGATCGTTCGTTCTATCGCTCGCGATACAGTCACTAATGAACTCAAACTGATGGTTGCCACGTCACGATTCTCTAATGCCAGTTCGTTGCTCAACACCATGGCGATTGATGTGTTCCCGATGATGGGTCGTCCACATGCCAAGGAATTGATCGACCCTATTTACGTTCTTGAGGTTAACTCAGCCACTTCATCCTCTCCTGTGGCTATCACTACAATCACCTTGCCATCAACCTCTTATGTTGGTAAGCCGATGCAAGAGTTTAAAATGCAAGCATCTGGTGGCACCTTAGGTTACAGTTGGTTTGCTACTGGTTTGCCTCCGGGGCTCAAGATGAATGTGGATGGTACGATTAGTGGAACCCCGACAGCACTCGGTGCGTTCCCTGTCACCTTCGCTTGCATGGATAGTAGCAGCCCTGCGTATATTGCAGAAACCACTCTGACATTTACAATTCCAACCGATTTGCTTATTGTTGCTAACCTTCCTCTCCCCACTGCGGTTGTGGGGACAAGGTATCCCGGCACTCTCACTCAAATTTCAAATACTGGTGGGTTGGCCCCTTACACTTGGGAGATTGTGGCGGGGGCTCTTCCGGTTGGCATGACCATCGACCCTAATTTGGGGGTGTTAGGGGGCGTCCCCTGCACTTATACCTCAGAGTTTCCTGAATCAGGATACACCGAGACTTATAATTTCGTTGTGCAGGTTACGGATGCCATTAGCGCGAAGGCATCGAGTAACTTCAGCATGAGTCTAGCTCCTGCCGCTCTTGCTTTCGGTCCGGTTGACCAGCCAGTCATCTCTGCGAGTGAGCAGTACAAGTTGGCTGTTCCGGTGTATGGAGGTCACTATCCATACACACTAAGCTCCCCCACAGACTCCGGGGTCACTCTTGTTAATGGTCAGGTCGAATTCATCGTTAGCCCCACAACCTCGGCTGTTGGTACACTGGCCTCGTTCAATGCCACAGTGCTTGATAGCAGCGGGACTATTCCCGCTCCTGTTGCCCACGGGCCTGTTCAGTACCGAGTGAAAACCCCGGTTAGTGCGGTGTATATTCCTCAAGCGTTTTTTGATAATTTTTGGGGTTCAGGAGACACCACATCTATAACTCATGATGTCATCGGCAGTCTGTCCGGATTCTCAATTCAACCAAGCACTACGACTTTAAGTGATGGCTTAACACTAACTATCACTGGCTCGGGCTCACCGGCTGCAACAGTCTCCGGTCCGCCTACGTCGTCTCTAAACATTCAGGTACCTGTTCAGCTTCCAATCCTTCAGGGTAGCAGTCAGGTGGCAACCGTCACTCGTGAATACACTCTGCTGTCGCATAGTGGAACAAGCAGCATTGGGACGGTACAATGCAACACCCGTCCGTATATTGTTGGGGGTTTTGTGGGATTGAATCCACTCAAGCCTTGGTTCAACTCTCCAACAGTTAATCTCGCGGGTCTCACAGCCCGTGTTCAACTTGGCTCATCACTGCCCACGGGTCTTTCGTTTGATTCCAACACCATGTTGATCTATGGTGTCCTCGGCGCGATAGCCACCGGCCAGAGCATCATTGAGTACATTGACATTAACAGTGTTATTCAAGGCACAGTGACCATTGTATGGGACACTCAAAACAATGCTTTTCAACTCACCGACAACATTGTGGATGGACAAACGCAGACAGCTATCACGGCGGGGGCAAGCACCATCTCTACCTCTACCCCTGTTACTGTATGCACTGTCTATCGTGGCCGTCTACCTATTGGACTCTCTTTATTGGTTGATCCTTCAGGTAACTTTGTTTCAATTGTGGGAACGCCCACTGAGGCGGGGTACTTCGATATTTGGTTCCGCCTCACCACATCTAGTGGTAAGTCGGCCACCTTATATCATCGCCTCTTTGTCGATTACATTAACCCACTGGTCATTCTGACTTCATCATTGCCAACGGCAGTTACAGGTCAGCCGTACGATGGGGGATCGTTCCAGCTTCAAGGCTTTGGGGGTATTCCCTTCTCTCCCCCGGCTCAGCCGTACACATGGTCGATTACATCCACACCCGCAGGTATGTCATTCAGTACCAGCACAGGTACGCTGTCTGGAACCCCCACGGGCGGGGCTTCCACTACAACCCTTGGTTTCACTGTCACTGATTCAAGAGGTGTAACGGCATCACGCTCTATACCCTTCACCATCGTCAACGCTGTTACCATTCAAACAACAGTGTTGCCTACAATTCAGATAGGTGTTCCTTATTCTTTTCAGGTTGTCGCAGTCGGCGGCACAACGCCATATAACTGGACATGCGCTCAGCTTCCCCTTTCCGGTATTTCTATCAATGCGTCCACCGGGGTCATTTCGGGTACAACCTCAAGCATTATTACTGTTACGTCCATCACCGTCGTAGTTCAGGACAGTAGTCTAGGCACCGCTTCAAAGCCTTTCGCACTTCAGACAGGGGCTCAGGGTGGTATGTCCATTGATGCATCAGGTGTTGGTGTAATCGACCGTGGCGCTCCTTATCAAGGGAATTTGAGGGCAGTGGGCACCGCACCTGTCCCCTATCTTCCTGTGTCGTGGCGTGTTGATTTGAGCAGCCCAAACCCCCTCCCGACTGGCCTCACGTTACAGGCCAATTCGGCTGACCAAGGGGTGACAGCTATTATCTCAGGTTCGACCACCTCTGTATTAACCTCTTACCCTGTGATTATCTCTGCGACTGACGCTATTGGAAATCCAGCCTCGATAACGCTTTCTCTTAACACAGCGTCTACCCTTCACATAACCACAACCTCTTTACCACAAGGTGTTGTGTCATTGAGCTATAACGGGGGAACACCGTACCAGTTGACTGCCGCAGGATATAACACACCATTTACTTGGAGCGTCATATCGAGCACGCCAACTTCATTCCCTTATACGTTATCCTCCTCAGGGGCAATCTCTGGCACCAGCGGTTCAGCGTTTAATGGCAGCGTCGTTTTCCAAGTGGCAGATAGTTTAAGCCCCACTGATATAGACCAAGTTACCCTTGGCCTCATTGTCTCGGCGTCTACTCTACAAATCACAACTAACTCTCCGTTAGCTCAGGGGACAGCAGGAGTCTCATACACTGCACCTTTGGCGGCAACAGGTGGGGTTCCATCCTACACGTGGGCGGTCTCCCCAGTATCAGCCAACTCGCTTCCATCAGGGTTGAGTCTGGCAACAAGCACCGGGATAATTTCTGGGGCTACAAGTCAAGTTGGCACAAAGGTTATCACTTTCCGCGTAACTGACAGTATTGGGTCTTATGTAGATAAAGCTTTGTCGTTGACTTTCATCAGTGGTCTTACACTGTATACGGGAATTGATTACACAGATAGTCTATCAACTAACTATCTTGGGTTTATTGATACCGGCAACACCGCATCTGTCAACCCTCGTCCTAACTACTCGTTTTATGTGGTGGCAACAGGGGTAATCACAACGAGTATGTCAGCTTTGCAAGGGGGTATCTCGATCAGCAACTCCGGGTTTACAGCCACGGTGGTGTCGCTGACGGGTGGTGTTGCTTATATCAGCATCTCTGGCCCTTTCTCTTCGGGAGCTACTGGAGATAACTCATTTGGAATTACGGTAGTGGATTCTGGTGTAACAGTTACTGGAACCTTTAAGTGGATGGTATATAGCGATGGGACTCTGCGTGCCGCCGCGACCAACACATTCCCGACGCAACTTACTAGTTAAGAGGTATATTAAAAATGGGTACTCAATACGAAACAGTCACAGTCACGGTAGGAGGGGTTAACCCACAAACTATCACTGTATCGGTGCCGGTAAATACTTCCACAGGCACTGGATCAGCCACGTTCTCCTACACTGGGGCTCACGGGGGTACTGACACTCTTAGTGGAAGTGGGACCATCGCAGGAACTGCCTATACCTCGAACTCGGCTGAGGTGAGTTGGCAGGGCACAAATGGACAGATTCAAATTGGCCCGGTCACGGCCTATATGTGGAATGACTCAAATACGGTCACCGCTATTCAGAACTACCCTAAGTTCAACCCGGCTGACCCGGCAGTCACATCTTTGGGCATCCAATCAGGCTTAGCCTCCAGTAATGGCAACGGGTTGGCGGTTCTTTCTACCAGCTATGGGTATGTTGGCTCAGCGGTAGGTAACTCCTTGGTCCTTGACGCGGGAGGGATTGGTAATAGTAACCCCCTCACTTGGGAGACTCTGACTGCCACTGGTGGTATTGTAGGATCGACCAGCCCTTTCCCTTCTGTAAGCACTAACTTTAATGCGGTGTTTTTGTGCAACATAATTGTTCCGACCGCTGGAACACACACTATTAACGTGCAAAACAAGCACCAAGTGTTAGTGGGTATTGGTGGACTATTCGGCGGCACGCCCTTTGCTTCGGCTCCGTTTTATTCCACAGGGAGTAACATCCCACCCGCAGGTCAGACAATGACCGCATATAGCGGCTTCCCGCTTTTGCCATGGTTTCCATACAACAACATCTCCTATCCGGAACCTGTTACTTCAATTAGCGTCAACTTCCCTTCAGCGGGTATCTATCCGATGGAAGTTGATTATGACTACTGGTACCACAGCGGACGTACTATGTGCCTCAGTTTTGACAACGCGACCACATCATTCGGGGGTAATAGTGTACCCACCAACTACCCGGTAACCACCAGTGTTGTCACTCCTCCTCCTGCCAGCACCCCTTCTGGTGTTCTTACAATCACCCCGGCTGGTGGAGTTACCAACTTCCAGTTTACGGGAAGCCCAATCACTCTGACGGTTAACATATCAGGGGTTACGTATACCTCGAAATCATACTGCCCTGTGCTTGAAGGAACCAGTGGTAATTTGCTTTTGTACAACAGCGCATCCAGCAGCACTTACACATTTCAGACCTATAATGGAAACTCGGTTAATAAAACAGCGTATGCCCCGGTCGGATTCCAGCTATCCTCGGCGGATAACAATGCCTATCAGGGATTATTTGGTGTGTCGTATAACGGCTCTGACTTCTCGTTGAATTACAATGGGACTACGGCCAACTCAACTAGTGCATCCCGCGTGCTTTCCACTAGCTTGATCGTCACGGCGGATGATGTTGCTTGGTTCAACAACTCGAACAACTCTTTCGACCTCTTTGTTCCAGCGGGTTCAACGGGGGGGAACACCTTTAATTTCGAGGTGGATTATATGAACAATCCTTCAGTGGCATCCATCTCACCTACTACAATTACAGCCAATGGGAATAGCTATACGTTAGTTATCTCACTGAGTAAGGCGTTTTCACCTCAGCAGCAGGGAGCGTTTGGTACAGGAAACACAGTCAATTGTAGTTGCTCGATTACCGGCGCTACCTCAACCGGAAGCCCTTCTCCTAACTTAGATTCCGGTGGGTGGCTTACAGGGTGGAACGTACCCTTTACTGCCCCCTTAGCCACATCAAATCAGACCTTGACTGTTAGCCTCACTGTGTCGGGGACTCTCACTTACCTTAGTGGCGACACGTTTGTGACTAACACTATCACTTATATTAGTGGGAATGTTGGGACTATAACAGCAAATGGTTCCACGTATTTGCCTCCTAGTGCTCAGAGTTTTTCTGTCTCGCCATCTGGCCCTACCTATCCATATACCACTACGTCAGTTACTGCAACCGCAACTGTGTTTACAGTAGCCACAAATGATTCAGTGACTTGTATTTTCAAATACCAACCAGTTGGAGCCTCGGGTTCAGGGACTATCGGAACGGGAAGTCAAACATCCTCCATTCCAGCCACTATAGGTTCTACTGCTGGTTATCTGCAAACATTCACCTTTACATTCAACCCTAATTCGTTTCTTGGCGACCCAGCAGGTAACTATCTTGGGTTTACCGCGACTGACAACGTAAGTGGTCTAACTTGTAGCTACACTTCGACTACGGTATACACCGTAACACATCCTTAATTAGGAGAAATACGACAGTATGTCCGATAGTTTCGTGTATGCGTACGCACACCCACCGTTCAATTTTTTAGGGCACTTCTCAGCTAGTCAGTGGAGTGCCTTTCAGTCTTGGGTGTCTGATCGTCAAAATAACTTCGCACCCATCTCCCAGTTCTATCAGATTCGAGCCCAACAGCTTAGAAAAACTGCGGGAGTGTTGGAACAGTATTACAACACGTTGAACGATCAACACCTTGCACCTACCTTTTCCAAAACTCTTTGGAAGCCGGGGCAATACGGCCACTTCGCTTACCCCTATGATAACGACCATCTTCCCATGGTGATGATGAGTAAGGTTAAGACCAGATTCAAGGACATGCTTCAACGGGATGAAGAGGCTGTGTTTCACATGAATCAGGTGCGGTGTCTAATCGAGAAGAATGAGGATATGGCTCAGCACGCTCATGATTTCATCCAACCGGCGAACTCGACCTCGAATAATGATTCTCCTGAGACACTTCAGCCTCTGTTGGCAAAAATCAACAGTTATTTCTCGAAACCTGAGTACGTAGCCGTTCTAGTAGATGACATTAACAGTTTGTACAAGGGTCAACCGTATTTCCGTGTCCATCAAGCCGATACCCCAACTACTTGGGAGTTAGAACAGATGATGCATACTGACCCCTCATTGGGAATGCCAATCAATATCAAGGAACAAGGAGCCGTCGAAACTTAATGAGTTATGATTTCAACATTCGGTTGGCTCCATGTGACCATCAACAGTCATTTGAGAGATATGTTATTGATTGGGAAGATTTTATGACGCTGCATGTTGCTAGTAATGTGGTCATGAACATGCGTGCCCCAATTAACGGCGTCAATCAGGTCGAGGTGTATATCGGAGGCCAACTCATTCAACCGAATGATCTAACCTATGGGTACAAAATCACCCCTGACATTAACCGGGTCCAGACCGACAACCCTAACCAGTTCTACAAAATCATGTTTAACAAACCGATTCGTTGGTATGTGCCTCTTATTGAGGTTTCTTACATCACGGTCAAGAACTTTTGTTTGAAATGTGGGACAGCAGGGCAGTTGAATGATATTAAGCCAGCCAGCAATGGGTCGGTTATCCATACGGTCGGCACCGATAAAATGGTTCAACGGGTGTTGAAGATGGTACTAACCTCTCAGTGTGGGTTCTACCCCCAATTCACCTGTCCAATTAAGAGTTATGTGGGTAAAAGATTTGGGGTGACAATCACAGATGCGGACGTTTCGAATCAAGTTATGACGGCTCTTCAGAATCTGAAAAGTATTCAATCGGCTCAAAGGACTGTGCAGCATCTCGACCCGCAAGAGATGTTAAAAGATATACAAAACCTGCAAACTACTACAGTTGATCCGACTTCTATTTCCATTGCGGCAGACTTAACCTCTTATGGTACGCCAAATGCGACCTCCGTGAGCTTTGCCTTAACCACGTCATCCCAGTTAGTAGGTCAATAAATGCCAACACCTAATGTCACATTAACGGCTCTTACATCAGTGACCCCTGTTCTGCCCACACCGACGCAGGGGCAGACAAGCTCTATCTCTGTCGATACAACGGCTCTGCCATACATCATCTACGCGGATGCAAATACAAGTCAGGTTGAAGTCCTCGCATACAACCAGACCACCTATAACAAAGACCCTCTTTTGGTGAATGGACAGAACCAATTTGGTGGCACCATAACCATCAATCCCACACAAGGTGACTTCACCGTTCAGATTCTCGGTAGAAACTACGACCCAACCGCCCCTTCTTGGGCGGCGGCGACAACCTACGCTCTCAATTTTCGATTGGTTGACCCTAATGGTTATGTTCAGGTTGTTACTACAGCGGGAGTTTCGGGGTCAACAATTCCAAGTTTCAACACAACAGTTGGTGACTCTACAACTGACAATGGCGTAGTGTGGGAGAACCTTGGTTACATCTCCATCACCCCTACCCTGAAGTTTCTCCTACTCCCGTACGTCAGTGGCTCAGGGGCTCTTATTGGCCCTCCTTCGGCTGTACGTTCTTACATGGCACAAAATATCTGTCGTGTTGAATGGTTGGAACCGACCTATCCCGGAACTATCGGAACTCGCGTCATGTTGTCCACTGATCCAAATGGCATCAATCCCATTTACACCCAGTATGGGGGGATTGTGCCACCTTCGCAACTAAGTAGATCAGATACGTCAGTGTTGGCTACTCAGTCAGCAACTGCTTATGACGGCACGGCGGGAACTCAAACCATAACGACGGTCAATACAGTTCAGCAGAACAACTATAACTACGTGGATGTTCCACAAACAGATGTTGGTGGCGCGGACATCTTCTATGCGATGCTTTCCACGGTTATTCAAGACCCCAGCACACAAGCTATCTTTGAATCACAACAGAACGGCCCGGTTACATGTGGTTATGTAAACCTCAAACTTGTACAGCTTACCGATTTCCTTGCACTACAACGTAAAGAAGACATAGCCGGAAGGATGATTACGCAGGTCAATCGCAATTACCCTAATTTAGACCTGTCCCCACGCTCAGAGCTTCGTGATCTTATGGTTGATCCAGTAGCGATTGAACTCTCTAATATGAGTGTTCGAGAGTGGTTCTCGCGGGTTAGTCGATCCGTTTCGGGTCTTGCTCAAATTGATAATGCCAGCGGTAACGGCATCAGCGACCCATTCAACTCGTCTCCTGTGAAGCAGCAAATTTCTCGTGCGTATGGATTAAACCCCACCGACACTCAAACATTTATTGACAGTCAGTTTGATGTACTTGGTGAGCGTGCTGGTCTCAGCCGCCTTGGTGCAACTTCTTCGGTTGTAACCATCACGTTCTACACATACGTCAAACCAACTTCTTCGGTGGTGTTTCCTACCGGCCTCATTGTTTCTACAATAGCTGACGCACAGACTTCAGCTTTAAATTTTGTGACAACCGGCTCCGCCAGTATAGCGACAAGCTCTACTAACACGTATTACAACCCGGTCAATGGTTGGTGGGCACTAAGCGTACCAGCCTCTTGCCAATCCGCAGGAAGTAACACAAACGTAGGGTCTGGAACAATCAATAATCTTGGCTCTGGAGCCCCTTCAGGATGGTACTGCACAAATTTGGTGGCAGCGGCATTCGGACAGGATAGAGAAATTAACTCCAGCTTTGCCTCTCGTATCATAACCCGGTCGGTAACAGGGGTGGATTCAGGTACACGTAACGGATACCTTACCACAGCACTTGAAACCCCCGGAATAACCTCCGCAGTTGTGGTTGCGGCGGGGGCGACTGAGATGCTCCGTGACTGGGATTCAATTCGTCAAAAGCATGTGTATGGTTGTGTGGATATTTATACGAGAGGTATCAGCTTCTCTGAGCAGGATGAAGTGGTTGGGTTTCAATATAAGAACACTGGCACGTTTGGGACTCCTACAACGTACATCACACTAAACTCGTTTAATAGGAACACGCTAAGTGCTCAGATTCCAAATTTTGCCTCTCTTCTATACCCCCTGTACCAAGGAGTGCAGCTTCTTGTCACCGGATCAAATGGGAGTTTTTATCTTGGCCTAGAGAATGCTCAATTCGATAATGTGGGGGGCTATATTATATTGAATCCGAACGATCTGGCCTACCAAATTGTCGGCGACCCACTATCTCAGATTTCTATTCCTTTGGTACTCAATGGAGCACCCGCGACAAATAGGGCGGCTATTTCCAATCTATCTACCCAATCAGGAAGCACGACCTACCAATTGTTGGCAAGATACCAATCTCCTCTCACTGACGCCCCAGCGTTTCAACCAGTGGTTGCGGTGAACTCTGTTATTGGTCAGGCCAGTCAAACAGGTACAGTGGCGTCTAATCTCATCGACTTAATCCACACCTCTGATTTCTTGTTGAATGGTGGGTCTAATCAGGCTGGAGATTTTGTCAATGTATCAACCACCGCCACTGCTTCGACTACAAAGACAATAACCGCAGTCAGTGGTAGTTTTGTAACGATTGATTCAGGTATGAGTCTAACAGTGGACATTAACGGGAATCTTGGTAACGTGGTTTCAGTTCTTTCTAGTGACCAATCCACCTTATATGGCTTTGGTACAGACTACGCTCTTGCTTCTATAGGAGCCTACCACACCTATGGCATTAAACCACTTCAAGTTACTGTGCAGGTCACAGCGATTCAGATTCTAGGGACATCAAGTCAGGCAGTTTTTACATGCAATAACTTGTTCGGGGTCGGAGCTACTGTCACTGTTAACAATTTAACCACACCTGAATTGGCGACCCTGTTCCCCTCCTCCACCGTTTTGACGGTGACTTCTTCAAATGGTTCGTCTTTCACAGTAACGTTCACATCAAGTTTGAACACAACCCCGATTGCAACAACCGGCACAGTTGCAGGAAGTACAATTCAGAACAACCAGCAAATTCTAGTTACTTACAACAAGTTTGAAGTTGCTGAAAATTTGACGTTTGTATCGGGAGAGTCTCAGACTCTATCAGGCACGGCATTCTCTACGTTGAACAACCAAGGATTTGTGTATAACACGTGGCTCCCTGAGAGTTACGGGAACACCACCCTTACGTTGGATGGGGCAACGTTAAATTCAGATGGAACGGTGAACCTATCACTATCCACTGGGCTTGTAGGGGCGCTGATCCCACATGATAATCGTTACATCAAGGTGACATATAACGGCACTGTGATGGTAGAAAATCAAGACTATGTTCTTGTTGTAGCCGCAGTTTCTGGCACAGCAGCCATTGCTCGGTCGGCTGCAAACATCGGCACTACCCGTATTCCTGATGGGGCGGCTGTAAGCGTGTCTTACTTCATTACTGAGGCGTTCACATTTGCTACTGAATATCCAGCCTTTGTGGAAATCCTCGCTAATCAGATTGCAACCACTAAGCACGCAGCAGCAGATGTTCTTGTGAAAGCAATGGTGGCCAACCCGGTCGATGTTTCTATGACAGTGACTTTACAGGCGAATGCTTCGGCGGATGTTGTCGATCCCATTATCCGCAGTACCATAGACCTCGTATTGGATAATGCGAATGCCTCTCTTTATCAGTCAGAAATTGTTCAGCAGGTCATGGGAGTAACCGGAGTACAGACGGTCAATCTTCCTCTGACTAAGTGTGCCAAGAGTGATGGCTCCTACGACATTGGTGTGGTTATTCCGACTGGAACCACGTGGATTCCATTGTCTTCAGACCCGGCGTTCGCGGGAAGCACAACGCCAGCCAATAGTTTCATTACACAGAAGCCAGTTCTTCCAGATAGCACAATGCCCTCGGGTGGTACACCTGAAGCCTTTGTTGGCCTCCTATATCAGGGTCAGGCATACACTCGTACAAATTCGATTCAACAGTTCCTTACCACGGCTGCAACTCCGGCGACGTTGTCCTCAGCCGGTTCTTTTTACATTATCGGAACCAATGACCGAATCAATGCGACGACAGCTTTGAGTTCGGCGTATAACCAAAAAGTCATTGTCACGGTTCCGGCTACTGTAAAGAATCCTTCCCTTCTCTCATTTTTCGTGACCTACCAAGTTTACGGAGCAGGCGGGGCTAGTGACATTATTTTATCTAGCACCGAGTACGTCACCCCCGGAAACGTCACAATCTCGTATATAACTAACGGTAACTAAAGGATGTAAATGGCTTCACCTCTATACAATTCGCAGGGGGCATGGGTATCCACGACTCAGTATAACTACCTAGATGCGGTAACCTATGGTAGGTCTAGTTACATTTGCACCGCTTCGGGTTCTCTAAATCAGGAACCTTCCCTGTCGCCGTCAGTATGGGTTCAAATGCCAGAGGTAACCCAAGAAGACCAATACTATTTGAAGAGCAGGGAAGACCTCTTACAATACGAGGACGCCCGGTATCAATCCCTAATCAACGCGATGGCGAACTACTATACTACACGTAATGACCAGAGTGTTTGGGGGTCGTTCTTACGCGCAGTTTCCATGGAGTTGGCTCGTATTGAGTATATGTACTCGTACGATGTGGTTACAAAAAACCCCAAATATTTAACCCCTCCGGACATCAAACGTGAGTATGCTAACCCCCTGTTTGTAACAGGTAATTTTCAGCAGTTGTCTCAGTTTGATTCGGGGGCGTTTGGTTCCTCATTCGGTCAATGGGTGTCGGATAGAGGGGTTATTCTAAACGAGGCAATCCTCGATAGTAATGGGAATGTTCAAATAGCGACCACCCCCGGTCAGACAGGGTTAACTGAGCCCCTGTGGGCGGTCACCACAGGCGGTACTACGACGGATGGCTCCGTAGTATGGACGAGCGGTGGCGTCGCACCCAGCACGCTTGCATACCCAAACGGGTATCGTGATATGCTCATCGACCTTCTCGCGGCCTATCAGGAAGGTGCCACGGTTAAATCCATTCAGGATGTCATTTATGCTTACACGGGGAAAGACATTATAGTAGAGGAACTCTACAAGCAGATTGGAAATGGGTTTTACGATCAGAGTTATCGAAACACGGTGACCGTAAGTGTCAATGTTGGAGGCGATGATCCCTTCACTGATGTAGAGAGTCTACAAGAGTTACAACAGATTACAAATTCCCTGTATGGTGCAGTTGACCTCGCTAAACCAGCCCATGTTGGCGTCGAGTTCGCCACCATTTTTGGGGCGGATGAAAACATTGATTGTTTTATCAGCCCTCGATACCTGACACAGGCTCAACTAAATGTGGTGGCCGAAAGTCAACAGCAATACTACAGCCTCATAGCGTATGTTTCAGCCCCACTTGCGTGGTCTCCTGACACCCATTATGCTTTGAACACCATTATTCAGGACTCCAATGGGTACCTTCAAAAAGTCACGACCGCTGGAACTTCTGATTCAGTGGCACCGGGATGGACGACCGTTCTCGACGCCGTTACTTCAGACGGTCAGGTGGTTTGGACAAATATAGGAACCCCTGTAATTGCATGGATAGCAGACACTAACTACGTTGCAGGTAGCCTTCTTCAGGACAGTAATGGAAACATCCAACTCGCGACAACGGGAGGGGTCTCTGGCTCCTCTACACCAAGCTGGAACTCAAGTCTTCAGGGAACTGTCACAGATGGTGGAGTGACGTGGATCAACATCGGCACTCCGCAAATTACAACGACAGCATACACTGCCTTGTCATCTTCACAAAAACCCTATTATCAAGGGTACTATCAAGATGTAAATTGCGTGGGTTCGGGCATCAATGACACACTTCGAATAATTATCCAGCAATATGAAGAGCCACCATACAACCCTATGTTGTATCAAGCGCCTATCGTCGTCGTTGGCAACCCGAACACTACACTCGCTTCTTATGGGCGTCAGATGTTCACTCCGTTGAGCCAAACAAATTGGCAGACGTTACAGGGCAGTCCACAGGTGTGGGATAGTTCGATCACATACCCCAAGGGTGCGCTTGTGCGTGCTGTGAGTGTCTCAACCTCCGGTAGTTTTAGTGATGGTGTATGGACACCGGGCGGGTGGCAGTTATATCGTGCTTTGAAAAGCAATGAGAATAACAACCCATTAACACAAACAACCGACTGGGCTCCCTTGGTTGGTATCGAGGGACAGTTTGCCCCTTCTGTATATCAAGCGTACTATCAGGCAGCAAATGGTCAGTATGTGGCGGGTATTCAACCGTGGAACCCAACGACTTCGTTTTATACGGGGCAGTACGCTATTGATAACAGCGGCAATCTGGAGCTTGCTGTCGTCGGGGGAACCACCTCTCCAACAGTCAATGTGGCGAACGCCCCGAACGCAGTGGTGATTTCAGGCAACGTCCTTACTTTAATGCTGTCGAGTGGGTTAGCCAGTATGGGGCTTGTAGCCGGGGTCAGCAGTCTGACCATCTACAACTTTTCATTCGCGACTTTTCTGAACGGTTTGACATTGCCAGTTGTTGCGATTAACACAACATCCAGTCCAAACACTGTTTCATTGACTTACACTCATGCAAACTACAACTCTGATTTGCAGAACGAAAGCAACGCCTCTATCCGTGTCGGGTTCAGCACGTCAACAAGTGTACCAACCTATGATGGAACGGTTCTGTGGGAATACCTTGGCTCCAACTACCTCAACACCCCAGCCAAGTGGATTCAGGTGGTTGATTCTACCAATAATCCGACTTCCGAAGTCTCTAATTGGGATGTAAATCACCCCATGGGGTTACTCTCACCCAGAACTGACCTTTGTTGGGAAATCAGTGGGGGGGATTTTTTCCAGTCATATACGTACGAATAGGAGAGATAGTGCCGAAAGGAGTAAAACTTACGAGAGAGGAGTTCATTAAAAGGGCTCAGCTAAAACATGGGTTCAAGTACGCTTATGGAAACACGCAGTATGTGAACGGTAAAACCCGAGTCATAATTACGTGTTTTAAGCATGGAGATTTTATACAGAGAGCAAATCACCATCTTGATGGAAGGGGGTGCAGACACTGTAGTATTTCAGCCTCGTCCACCACTCAATCCAATTTCATTGAAAAAGCTAAAGAGCGGCATGGTAATGCATACTCCTACACTAAAACTAGATATTTGTCGGCTCTGACTAGGGTTTCAATAACGTGTAGAGTTCATGGAGATTTCGAGCAAACACCCCATAGTCACCTTCAAGGTTCTGGGTGCCCCCAATGTGGTCATGATGCATCTTCTAAAGCCAGAAGTGCCACCTTAGAGAGTTTCATACAGAGAGCTACGATAGCACATGGGTGTATATACTCTTATTCAAATGCTATCTATATCAACGACTGCACCAAAGTTTTCATCACATGCCCCGAACATGGTGACTTTGAGCAGACCCCAAATAACCACCTTAAAGGGCAGGGATGTCCTAAGTGTGGGAGGGGTAAAGCCGAAGAATCACGTCGTTTAAACTTGGAAGAGTTTATTAGACAGGCCAATCGAGAACACAAAGGAAGGTACACGTATCAGAACTCGGTATACACGGGGGCTCTAATAAAACTATCTATCACATGTCCAACCCACGGGGATTACAAGCAGAGCCCGGATAAACACATGAGAGGTCAAGGTTGCCCGAAGTGTAAAGAGTCCAGAGGGGAGCGTTCCATTCGTAATGTTCTGGATTCGATTACAGCTTGTTATCAGCCGCAATACAAGTTTTTAGAGTGTAGAGATAGACATCCCTTACCTTTTGATTTTGCATTAATGAAGTCAGGGGTTGTGGTGGGGTTGATTGAGTATCATGGGCAGCAACATTACACACCAGTCCGATTTTTCGGAATATCGAAAGAAAGGGCTGCAATAGCTTTCGGAGGCGTTCAAAAGAGAGACTACATAAAAGAACGATTCACCGCAGACAAAGGTATTCCGCTGCTGGTCGTACCTCACTGGGAATTCGCCACCATTAAGTCAAGGGTGGTCCGTTTTGTCAACCAATCCTGTAGTTTTTGCCTAGCGGAATCTAAGTAGAGAACATTATGAGCAAGCACTTCCACAAATCCTCCGCTATTACCTCGGACTTTCCTGCATTCGATGAGTTTTCGGCTGCGTACGACGTACTCAACCTCAGTGAGGACTACGATTGGTATGCTAATGATGCCGAGGATTTTGTTGACGGGTTTAATGAGATGACACCCGATGAGAAGTATAAGGCGGTCACCGGCCTTGTTTCAGCTAAGGTACAGGACTATTACGACCAACTGGTGGATTTTTATGAGGGTATGGCTTTTCCCGCAACCCTTTATCGTGTTGTCGCTCTATCCAAGATAGAAGCTCTTCGTATGGAAAACATCGGAGAATCATGGACGTGGGATGAGCACTCAGCCGAGGAGTTCCTTCCCGGTAATCATGGGCGATTCATGTTGAAGGCCAGCGTACCTTACGAATCGGTGGACTGGCATGAGACATTGAAGTTGAATTTGGATAGAGGTATAGGCGAGGTTGAAAACGAAGTTCGACTTAAGTTCGACGCCCCAATGGAGCTTGTAGCCTACCGTAGCAAAAGTACGAAAGAGTGGACACCTATTGCTAAGATGGTTACCGCCAACAATAAGACTGCATACCTATCTCCCGCTACGGGAACACTGGACATTTCGGTTATCCGAGATTCACGCCCCTATGCAACCATTTCCCTAGACCTCGGAATTCCCAATTTTACTGTGTTTTCTTTGAAGTTTCCCCTTGTGGAAGATAAGCCAGCCACGATGAGTGAACTTGTTGCTGAAGGGGTTCATGTGTTGTTGGATGAGATGTCAGCTTTCATGCTTTCCCTTGGCTTTGAAGAGAAAATCATTGTGCATATCTACGCCACCGTCCTAACTTGCTTCAAAGGCATGACCGGCGAAGCTGACTCCAGCAAGTCCCAGTCGGCTATCAGCAAAGACCCGACAGTGAAGACCTTCGAAGGCACGTTCAAGCTGCCCATGGAGTTTGTCAATGAGACCTACGACAAGGTAGTTACCGCCGCTGGAAAGAACATCAAGCGACCACCAGTCCATCGTCATCTGGAACTCACTTACGAGAAGCCATCAAAGACAACCGTCAACGAGGCACGCACAGTCATTAAAAACTTCCGTAACCGTAGCCTTAAATCCCAACCTAGTCCCTTGTACATTATTGTGTACGATTCGATGGGCAGGGCAAGAGGGACAATCCCCTTCGGGCCGAACTTTAAGAATCAACTGCTGAATCAGGTGTATAAGAAGGCGTCAGTCGAGTTCACTCCTACCGTAAAATTCGACAATGACATTGAGATGAAAATGACCAACGCTGAGGGCATCCCCAAAAGTATCTTTGTGGGTGATGAAAAGTATACCCCGGTCGCAACCGTAAGTGACGACATGGCTCTTTATTCAAACGAGAAAGACGAATATGTTGTCAAGTTCACAGATGGTCGCTGTGTTGCTTTCACTGATTTCCCTTCTGTTGGAGAATTGAGGGATGATAACTACCCAGTTCCAACCATCTATACGAATTGGAAGATGCTACCCAAAGAAGAAGTGCCAGAATCCTCCGATGATGGGGAGGCGGTTGATGCGCGTGGCACGGAAGTTATCGAGGGCACCGAGATAGAAACTGACCCAGTGGCCGACCTTAAGGCTGATGACGATAAGAACGAGCAGCTTGAGGAAGGGGTGGATGAATTACCTGAGGGTCAGGAGAAGACTTCAGCGGTTAAAGCACAGCGGTACACCGTGGTTTGTAAAGCATTTCGTATGATGGGCGCACCCATCAAGAACTGGAATAGCGGGGCTGAACACGTCCGTCTTATTGATGCTACAAATGAACGAGCCGCAAAACGAGAGGCGCTGTTAGACCTTAAGAACTCTTATTCCTTTGCAAACATTGAGTTCAAGGTGGTCTGGTGCTACCCGGCAGCAGAAACAAAGACCTCCGGTTGGCGGGAAGATTATCGCGGTCAGACGAAGAAACCTCACGGCATGTCCAGCCAGTCTTGGCAAGCTATTCAGCGTCAGTTGAAGGAAGAAGAAAAGAAGTTTGACCCCGACCAGTACATAGACCCCTTGACAAACTTGTGGGGTA